GACGCAGGATTCCCTGGGTCAGTTTGCTGGTCGCGTTAACAAGGGGGCTGAAGGCAGAAGCATCGCTCGACACGGTTGCGTAATTTAACGCGGCGTCTGTGTTGCTTGTACCAGTCGGAGTGACCTTGTTCTGTGCCAACCGGACGTATTCGTCCTGGTAGCGGGTTGTCCAGACCATAGCGGTTTGCTCGGTCAGGATGTTCATGATCTGAGTCAACTGCTCTTTCCGACGCACGGGATAGCGCAAATCTTCGAGCGCAATGTTCGGAGATTCGAGCGCAACACGACGGAGGTCGTAAGTGCGGAGGGTTTGAGCAAACTCAACGGTAGCAAACCTAGGAAGTTTGCCGTTGTTATTGTCAGATGTAGAAGTAGTCAGCGAAGAAGAGCCTGTGCCAGATTGCGTATACGCATTGAAGCTGGTGTAGGTCTGATCGGTGGGGTTCGACCCGAGGATCGAGGAAGTGCCGGTCCAGACTGACTGAAGATCAAAATCGTTCTGCCGTCCGTTACGGGCCGCCTGGGGGATAGAACGCTCGTAGGTCAGCACGCTGACGCGATCGCCCATCTCGTCGGGGAAAGTGTCTTGTTTAATTAATTTGAGCCAAACATTGTTATCGACCGTTTTGCGGTAGATCTCGGGCCCAATACGTCCAGCTTCCTTAACAAGGAGCTGCTGAATGTTATCGTATACAGTAGCCATATTAGTGTTCTCCTTTCAGAGAGAAAAAGTAAAAGTTTAAAAACAAGAGGAGAAACCAACACGGTTTCCCGTAGTTTTCAAAATTGGATCTCCCGGCGGCATCCCGAGACTTTTATTGCCCGCTTGACCGCTTCCATTTTTATAGGTCGTGCCCTCAAAACCCACTTCCGTTTTTATAGGATCTCTAAGGCAAGTCTGAGTATGCATTACTGGCGTTGTTTTGTCAATACCTAATTAGATACCGTCAGGAACACTCGGAGCCACAAACTGCAGGGTGAGGACTCTTGTTCCGCTATTGTAGGAGTAGGATTGGGCGAGTTGTCTCATAGTTTTTAGACGTATGCAATGTTGACCACAACATCACCAGCGGTAATTGCGGTTGTGTCAGATGTTGCAAGACCTCCTGTGATTGAAAAAGCTAGGCCGTTAGTAAATCTAAGTCCGACTCCTCCACAATCAAAAGGAATAGTTGAATTTGGAGGTATGGGTATTGTGAATGTCGGAGTTGAGGTTCCAACGGTAATAGCTATTGAAGTATTAAATAGTTTAAGATATTTAAATGAAGAGGTAAGGTTTGTGACATTGCACATATAAAGAACACATTGAACTGTGCGTATATTTGTAGCGTTTGTGCCAGCAGCAGAAATTGTTAAGTAGTTTGAAAATGTACCGATGCTTGCTCCTGCCGCACTCCCCCCTACTGGAGTTGAATTTACAGATGGAGTATTTGCAACACTTACGCTTTGTACGTTTGTATTTGTACTTCTTGGGTTAAGTGTATAAGCAAAGTTGTAAGTCGAGCTAGTTCCAACTGTCGTTATTCTTAACCTAAAATATCTTGCGCCAAATAATCCAACCCTACACAAGCTGCTGAGTTGTGTTGCTGAGAAGGAATTTGTGACTGTTGGTGATGTATTGCTAACGGTTAAGACAGTTGTCGAAAACCATGTTGAGTTATCATTTGAAAGTTGAGGAGTTACATAAGCATTTATCGGCCATGTTCCGCTAAATTGAATGCTCGCTTCCGCAAAACCACTAACATCGGTTGATGCAATTAAATCAGTTCCAACCACAGATGTTCCAGATATACTTCCAGTTCCAGTTGTAAGAGCTTGATTATTTGCAATTACTGTTCCGCTTACTGGCACTGCCGTGGCTCTGAGTTGAGTATCTGTAAGAGGTTGCGAAAGCCCTGTATTGGCTGTGACGGTTCCGCTAACTGGAACAGTTCCGTTGACATTGACGTTTAGCCTTCCGCTTGAATCCACGCTCAATCCACGGAGGTTTGTTCCATCGGTTCCTCCCATGAGGTTTGCGTCGGTTGGGGCGGTTGATCCAGTAGCCCCACCAGAGGAAAGCATTACATCCAATCTGCGTGTAGATCCCTGAGTGGTTGAGGTGATTGCATTCCCGGAACCATCACGTGTATTTGAACTGATTGTCCCGCTAACGGGAAGTGGGTTGGAAGAATCGTTCTTGACCTCTACTTCGTTGCTAACAGTAATAGTCCCCGAAGTGATCGTAATCGACCCGCTACCCCCGATATCGACCGGGACCCTTCCACTACTTAGAGCGGGAAGTTTGCCGTCGATGCTGTTAAGAGAACTATTTGCGGTAACCTGGTTTGCTTCGGTAGAAACTCCAGAAACGGAAACTGGAACAACCGAGGCACGAAGCTCGGAATTTGTCAAAGGCCCGTCGACTGTCAATGAACCGCCGTTGTCTGTAACAGCAAGACTGGTGTTCTGCACACTAACATTCTGCGTAGAGGGGAAAGTGACTTGCATATTCTCCAAGGCAGACAAACTTGTGGCTCCCAATTCCACCGTCCCGTCGACTGTCAGGGAACCGCCGTTATCTGTAACGGCAACCGTGCCGTCCACCAAATGATGCGGTGTATGTACCCCAGCTGTGTCAGTCGTCTTTAATATCTGGGGTGAAGCAGAAGAGTCTAAAACTGAGAGGTTGTTGGCCATATTAGAACATCAATGGGATGTATTGAGAGTTTATGGATTTAGAGAAATCAAGGGTAACCTGCGTAAAGGAGATGGTATAACCAAAGGAGATAATTTCCCCAACGTAGAGTCGCCCCTCCGACACAAGAAAATGAAGTGCAGCACTCATGTTTTAACTATGGAAATAACATTACCATTCCCGTTATATTGTAAAGAGAGCGAGCCGACAGAAACATTGTTCTTTAAATACAATAGAGAAATGACCCTCCCTGCCCCATCGTAGGAAAAGTTAATTTTGTCATGCTCGGGGATTGAAAAACTTTTACTTTCAATCTTATTTAAAAGACTATTAATCTTATGGAGAGATCTCCCCGAAGGATCAGCTAGTTTCGGCTCGTCGCCTTCCGGATAGAAAGCAGGCATAAGTTACTTACCTCAACCCTTTTTCAAGTGCGTCCAAGAAACCTACGTCGGAAGCAAGTTCAGGAGAACCAGTCTTAGCGTCCCCGCCGCCAGCGCCGGGAGTGGCAGTACGGTATTCGCCCAAAGCTTTCTTGAGTCCGGCAATTTCGCCCTGACTCTTTTTCACGTAGCCCTGGAACAATTGAACCATAAGAGGCATTGCTACCGCTTGGTAGGTCAAGGCTGCCCGGGTTTCGGTATCCAAGTCAGACTGCTCGACAAGCATGGCTTGTTCGCGAAGACTATCTACACGCGAGTCCCACTCAGCGTTTCCGGTCTTTTTAAGAATAGGCACTTCTTGAGTGAAGCGATTCCAAATCTCATTATAAGCTGTTGTTGTTTCTTCTTGAGCTTTCTTTTGAGCAATCTCCTGCTGGCGGGTCTGTTCGGCCTGTTGAGCAAGTTCGCGCTTATTAATCTCTTGCATAGCCTTCTCGGCATTGGTGAGGATGACATCGCGTTTGTTATAAAGCGCGTTGAGCTCATCCACACGACGACGGACGTCAACGGCGTCAATCGGGTCAAGATTGGTAAGCATTTCTTTAACCGCTGCCCTGCGTTGCGCGGGATCATTAATTGCTGCGGCCCGGACAACGGCGTCGGCGTCCATCTCGTACATCTTGGCCATCTCTTGAATAGTGTTCTGAGCTTCTTTGATGGGGGCATCAATCGCAACCTTGTACTGCTTGGTGGCCTGTACTCGAGCTACGGAAAGCTCACTCTCGTACTCATCACGCTCAGCTTTGAGGGTTTCAAGCTCTTTGCGAAGAAGGTCCAACTGGGGAGAGGATTGTTCGCCGGAGTCCTCAACCTTAGTCGTCTCCTTGTTAATTTTGGATTCAAGTGCGGCCAGCTTGGCTTTGGTGTCACGGAGTTCAGTCGTAACTTTTGCAAAAGCTGTTTGAGCAGACTTGGTAGCTTCTTTTGGCAATTCAGGAGTTGCTTCTTCCTTTGCGGGCTCGGGCTCTTTTCCAATCGCCTCGAGCACGTCATCTGGAATCTCAAGCTTGTTTTCTAAAGCCTTGGTGGAAGCTGCTTCAGCCTTCGCCTCTGTTTTGGCAGGCTCGGCTTTAACAGCTTCAGGAGCTGTCACGGCTGTGTTATCAGCAGGTTTCACAGTATCTGCTGGGGGCGTAGCGGGTGTATCTAGCGCCACATTAAGTGCGTCTAACAAGCCAAGTTCAGGAGCGGGTGTGCTCATTCGTTATTTTTTCCTTTGTTTTCAGTCCAGGGTTCCGGCAGCACTGCCGGCTGCTCCGCCAAATTGGTCAGAGCCCCAAAGTTTCTCAGACAGTCATAAAATCCTTCGCGTCGTGCGTTTTGAAGAGCGCCCCACAAAGCGATGTCCGTCCCTTGCGGAACGGGCATGGCTTTAGGCAAAGCAAAATCCACAAGCACTTCAAAAGCGTGAGCTAAAGCTGGTTGTTTAAGACACTCTCTTAATTCAAGTTGGAGGTCTTCCCTTTTACGCCATTCATCAATAGTCATCATATATATATCTTATTGACAGACTTGTGCCATTATGGCAAGCACAAAATATTAGGAGTTTCTGATCTTGCTGGCGATTTCAGCATCACGTAGAGCCATCTTCTGTTGGTGATCCGCCAGCTTGATTTGCTGTTCAACTTTAGCTTCTTCAACTTTCATCTGCATTGCCAACTGGTGATCTTGAAGTTTTGCGGCCATGTTAGGGTCAATGCTGCCCTGCCCGCCGCCTTTTTTGGCCATGGCCTCTTGATGCTTCCGCATATTCTCCTGCTCTGCTCTCATGTTGTTTTCTAACGCCACAATAGCTTCGCGCATAAGGTTCAACATCTCGTTGTACTGCCCGATCTCTACCTTGCGAGTCGGATCTCCGGCAATCTGCTGAAGGTGCATCATGGAGTGTTGATAATTTAAAGTCAGGTAAGCCAAAGCCATATCGGGCTTGGCAATGCCTTGAGCGGTAGCGTCGAGCATCCCGCGGGCGTCAGCCAAGTGAACACGAATATGAACCGAGTGGTTCTCGGTAGGCATGACAGAAATAGGGCGTCCATCTTGGAACTGAGCGTTTTCGAGTTCGGCAATTTTAGCGTCGGTCGGCAGGCGTTCTTTGAGTTTCCCGGCGGGGAGATATCGATCAACCTGGTCGTAGCCGACACGAGCGGCAACACGATCACGAATAAGATTTTGCTGACCTACTTCGTCAAACCGAGGTAGGAGTTGGATAAATTCGTTAAAGGCCAAGATACGAGCGCCGCTAGACCCGTAACCGACGGCACGGACAGGAGCGACGTCGTAAACATCAAGAACAGCCTTCCAAGGTACACCACGCTGTTCAAGCCTAGAGCGGAACTTTGCATAACCTTCGTAGCCGGCGTCGCCAGGTTGCCAGGTATCTTTTTGCAAGCGTTGAAAACTTTGTTTGAGGAGCTTGCCCCAAGTTACATAGAACAAATTGATACTAGCAGTAGTAAGAACAGATTCGTTTGCCAGCTGAGCCTGAACCTCGGTCGCTGTTCTTTCTTTACTCCCCTGCACTTGCTGGTGAGATCGGTAGCTCCCCGTGTTTGCCTGGCGGGTCATGGAAAGTTCCTGAACAACCGGCATTACGCTGTTGTTGTAGTTGGGGAACTGAGTCGATACGACCTCAAGGTTCGGAGGAAGGAATGAAATTGGTCCTGCAAAGGCAAGAGACAGACGACTCACATCCTCGGCCGTCTTGGGTTGGAGAACCAAGCTGGTAGACATCATCGAGCCATCGACCATCGCGCAACGAAGACGATTGCTAACCTGGATATGCGGGAAGATTTTGTAGCCGAGCCCGCGGATCGAGTGGTAGGTGCCGTTCCCAACACCAAAAGTAAATATGTTGAAGGCTTCGGAGGCTTTCTTGAAGCGACCTTCTTTTTTGTAAAGGAAATCTGTGTTCGTTCCGTCACGCAGTCCAATGTAGTGGCTTACAGAACCGTCGTATTCACGTACGTAATAGTGATTCACCCGAATCTCGCCGGCGCGGGCGTAAGAATAAAAAAGGTCATTGTTCTTAAATTCCTTTTCAAGCTCTTCCCAACCCTGGTCCGCTGGACGGTTACCCTTATGAATCGTGGCAAGAGCCTTGCGAACTTCCTCTACATTCCAACCCGCTTCCTTAGCGGCCTTGGGATTCTTAATGAAATTATAAAGTTCATGAGCCAAGTAGACTCGACGAGCAACGGCAAACTCAATTCGATCTTCTGTAGCCTGCGTGCCCCGGGGAATTAAAAAGTCACCAATCCCGCAAACACGCCAGCGCCAGTCTTTATCGTTCTCAAAGAAAGTAACTCCGAGACCTTGTGAAATGAAGTGATGGGCCAGTAATTGGAAATTGAAATGAAATTGATCCCACTCAACCAAAGTCCGGTGAAACTCCTCGGAGACTGCTCCTGCCCAATTCTGCCGTTCGCTTTCATCGCCAAAGCTAGTCTTAACTTCGACCAACTTCTCGACCCCATTCACCAAATCGGTGTACGCGGCTAGTGCATTCTCCAAATCGGCCGCAGCTTCACCAAAGTTTAGATTGGCGCGATAAGCCTGACCCATACTGCGGAGCGTACTCGGGTTGTAGGGCGGATCTCCATCAAACATCGCTTGGACCTTGCTGCGGTCCTGATCAGCGTGTGCATCCGACTCTCTCAGCGTAGTGTATATACTGTGAGCCGACTTGGCGTCTTTAAGACGCGCTTTTGGCGGGGCTCCTGTTTCGCCGATGTTTTCGAGTAAGATGTCCACGTGAATGTCTATTCTGTCTACTGTCAGTTAAAAGTCAATAATTTAACACAGGATCTTTATTGATGTCGATCACGCGGTCCAACCGGCGAGCCTGCTCTTGCCAACCCCCACTCTTCCTTGCCATGACGGTCCCGCCGGCCATTGCTCCAACTCGAACCCGAATACACTCCAATCCCACAAAGGCTGCGTCCGCCAAATCGGGACTCTTCCCTACCCGCGACTTGTAGTCTCGCTTGGACTCTACGACCAGCTTACCTCCGGCCATCGTGGTGTATTTCCTGCTGGTTAGTTCCCTGGCCAACTCTGGAATCACGCCTTTCAACTGACCGGAACGCATAAATTCAACACCACCAAACCAAAGCTCGCTTACCTTATTCCCGTATTTGTCCTTGGCCTCCACCATCGAACTTGAGCTGATCGGCAGAGTACTGGGCTTTTCTCCAAACTTGACCCGCAAGATTCTTGGAGACCACGTCTCGGAGATAATGTCGCAAAGCGGATCCCCCGCGCCGGTGGCGTCGACCGCCAGATATTCCGGTGGAACTCCTTGCTTTTGACATTCGGCCATAACTTGCCGAGCCACCTGAAAGTTTCTGGGCTGTGGGTCGTTTACATTTTCTCTGATGATAGTGAAATCTTTAAAGTTCACGGTAGGCCCAGCTTCTTCCGTTCGTCCGTACTCCAAGAAATACAGCACCGTTCTGTCTCCACCGTTGGTAAACGAAGGATCGAGTCCAGCAACTACCTTGGGTGGTTCAATCCACTTGGGAGCTTTATCGACCTCGAACTTGCGGAAGTCTGCCTCCGAGTAAATAGACTCCTCTGCCCCGCCTGGAGCTGGAAAGGAACGAATAAACCGCCAGAAAGAGATACTGTGCTCGCCGTCGTGGTCTTCCGCGTGCCGGAGTTGCTTAGTCGTAAGCAAAAACGGCCAGGCGTCGTCATGCTCAAGGTTGGGCGTCTTGGCTCCGTCCAAGTGAAGGCACAAGCCAAGCTTTGTATTCCACTCCTCCTTATCGACCGTGACCGAGTTCCATCCACCCACGGGGGTGGCAAACATACCAAAGGGGTCGTATTGACTGGAAAAGTTACCCAAGGCGATGCATTGAAACGTAGGGTTAGCGTTTAGATTGGAGATAGCTTCGAAGACCGAGTTGGTCACGTCGGTGGCCTCGTCGATGATAAGGAACACCCGCTGGTTCTTAAGACCGATAAGTTTGGCCGTGGCCTCCTTCTCTTTATCAGGGCTGGAGGGTACCAGAGTTATGGACGACCTATCGCTGGACTCCCCTTCCGCCAAAATAATCTTACCCATGGAGTCTATCAATTTCCCGGGAAAGCCTGGAACCTGCAAAAATCGCTCACGGATGCCTCCCCAAAGGCGTTTGCGGGCTTCCCGGATAGATGTGCTGGTAACCAGGACAAGGGTCTCGTGGGGGGCGCAAAGCCAGTTCACCAACCCCCACATGGCAAAGGTGGCCGTCTTGCCGCTGGACTTGGGGCCGGAGATAGCAAGGTAGTCCTGCTCGCAAGCTGCCTGAATCATACGCTCCGCCCAAGGGTGCCAGCAGAACCCGGCTTTGTTTCGCGTCTTGTGATACGGCCAGAGAATCTCTACAACATTCTTGAAATGCTGAAACTTGCCCAAACCTCCAGTTTCCGGGGTCAAACCCAGCTTAAAAGCCATGAGCTCTATTTCGAGTTTTCCGGCCCCATCTGGCCATACCTTTCCGTACAAAGTCGTTGGCATCAGACATTAATTGCCAGTAATCGCTGTTTTGTCAATAAAAATTTGAGGTCCTTTTTGTAGCAAAGCCTTGTTTTGCAACAACTTGGTGCGGTGGCTGAGTGGTCTAAAGCGACGGTTTGCTAAACTGCTCACTGTCAATAATATATACACATTTTGTCTAGGCTTTTCTTGAGTAAAAACGACTTACAGTTGACACTCATGACACGGGTACGGTCATAGAATGTATATCTTTTCCTTGACATCAGACATTAATTGTCAGTAATGTCTCGTTTAAATATGAATAAACAATTCAAGCCGATTGAAGTGCAAGACGGCTTTGCAAATGTGAAAATCTATCAGTGCGTAAATAATAAGGATTATTTAACGTACATGGTTACGTGGTGGGCCGAGGGGAAAAGACAGCGTCGTGCGATTGCAGATCTTTCGGAAGCCAAGCGCGAGGCTCGTAAAATTGCCAGGGATCTTGCGGACGGTCGGGCATCAATGGTTTCAGTCTCTACCAAGGAGCTGAGTTATTTTAGAGATCTTGAAAAAAAGATGGGCGGCACTCCGCTAAGCGAGGCCGTTGCTCTGTGGTTGCAAAATAGCGAAAGCAAGTTGCCTCAAATCACCGTAAGCGAGGTTTTGAAGGAAATGCTAAACATAAAGCTGAACGACACCTTTATTGAAAAACGCCAGAAACAAACCCTTCAACAGCGTTGGGGCAAATTTGAAAAGGTTTTTGGGGAGCGAATTGTGTCCACCATCAAGGCCAAGGAACTGGACTCCTTCTTATCTAACCCGGAATGGCAGCCTAGAACCCGTCAGCACTATCGTGGGGCTATCAGTATGATTTTTGATTACGCCAAGCGGAAAGATTACTTGGAGCCAGACAAAGACCATCAGGCTGAAAAGACTGAAAGTATCCGAGTTAACGACGCAAAGCTGGAAAGCTGGTCAGTTGAAGATATGGCTTTAATCCTTAAACACGCCACAAAAAGAACGATACCCTGGATTGTTTTGGGCGCCTTTGCGGGCATCAGGTCTGCTGAAATTGACAGGCTGAGCTGGGAAGATATCGACTGGTCTAGTAATTTGATACTGATCAAGGGCAAGCTTGTAGGTGGTTCTAAATCAAGGGCTAATAACGATAGAGCCATAGCTATGACCGCTAATCTAAAAGCTTGGCTTAGCCCTTTTAGGACATATAAAGGTAATATACTCAAAAGCCTAGGTGTAACTAGTGCAAACAAAGACATTTACAACGCGGTTAATGAGGTAATTCACAAGATTCATAAGGAAAAACCATTATTCACTTGGAAGCAGAATGCGAATCGTCACAGTTTTGCTACGTATTACTTAGCTTTAACTGGAGATGCTTCAACAACAGCACTTGCGATGGGCAACAGCCCAACCATGTTGCTGCGTCGGTACAAAACCATCCAGGTGGATGGGAAAACAGTGACCCGGGCTATGGCAGAGAAGTACTTTGCCATCATGCCGGGCGAAGGAGCCACAAACAAGAATGAGGAGTCACGAAAGATCGAGTAGTCAGACCGTAAAAACAATAAGCCTACCCAAGCACATGGCTAAATTCCTCGAAGAGGAGAGCCGCAGAATAGGGGTAAACAACGTTTCAGGATTGGTCAGAATTGTGTTAGCGCAGTACATCGACGCGCATGGTAAGAAAAATAATAAAAAAGGCCAGTAGCCCTTTGGACACAAAAGAAATTAATTTTTAGTAATAAATTGAATTGAATTGACTGCCGTCTTACGGCGTGTTTAGATGTAACACACCGTATGAATCTAATATTGGAAGCTCACTCATTCAAAGTAGCGGTCACTCCTTCCAATAAACTTCACATCTTTGTCGAGAACGTAAACCCCTCCGAAATCAGCAAACAAATTCCCGAAAAAATTTATTCCGTAAAGGAAGCTGCCTCTCGTCTAAAAGTCGGCGACCGCACAATCCGTCGGTACTTAAATAACAAACGTCATCCCCTCCCTCACTCAAAAGCCGGTGGAATAATCCGCATTTGTGAGTCGGATATCCAGGCGTGGCTCGCGAATGAGAAATTCGGAGTCGCACGTGAATAGTCGTGCCAAGGGTTGTGTCGGTGAGCGTGAGTGGAGAGACGAAGTCAAAAAACGTGGCTACACCGCAAGGCGTGGCCAGCAGTTTTCTGGGAATCCGGATGCACCTGACGTCATTTCAGAACTCCCATTCCATTTCGAAGTCAAAAGGGTTCAGGCCCTCAACGTCGGAAAAGCTGTCGAACAAGCGGTACGGGACTGTGGTGGAAAACCCATTGCAGTGGCGCACCGTAAAAACAATTCACCCTGGCTCGTGACCATGACCGCGGATTCTTGGTTCGAGCTAGTAACAAAAGTACATCCGCCAGCGGAGATAAAATAAAATGACTGTTGGAGAACTGTTGGAAAAACTGCAAAAGGTAAGCCCTTCCCTCGACATATGCGTCGATGTGGATTCGGACTGCTTCGATATACAGGAAGTTCAGACCTGGCGAAGTGGAAGTGATGATTCTGAAGGTTCGTTTGTTTCGTTGATCATCGAAACTTGAACCTCTTTCCTTGGCAGAAGGAAAACGCGTCCCAGTTAATGGACGCCTTGATCAGCAACCGCGTGGCGTTGGACGCTAGCGATTGCGGAACAGGAAAAACAGTCACGGCGGCCTTTGTCGCTAAGCAGATGAATATGCCCGTGGCGGTGATATGTCCTAAAGCAGTCATACCTTCCTGGAAGCATTGGCTTAAAGAAGCTGGCGTCGAACCCTTGTTTGTCATTAACTACGAAAAACTCCGAACCGGAAAAAAGCACGGCAAATGGGTTGCCAAAAAATGGCAGTGGGAGCTCCCCTCCTCTACCCTTCTGATTTTTGACGAGGTTCATAAGTGCAAAGGATACAGCAGTCAGAACGGCAAGATCCTGGGTGCGTCTAAAGCCGACCATACCGTCTTGATGCTGTCGGCTACGGCCGCTCAGAACCCCCTGGACATGCGTTGGACTGGCGACCTCCTAGGCATCCATACCGGGGCAAACTATTGGGGCTGGCTCAAGACCATGAAGGTGGCGCAAGCCCCTTGGGGCGGCTTTCAGTATTACGGAGGCAAAGAAGGTCTTCTTCAGATTCACGCACATATATTCCCCAAGCGTGGCGTGCGCACTCGCGTGGAAGAGCTGGGGGATGCCTTCCCTCAAAACAACGTCATGTCCGAGGTCTTCGATATTGATGACCGCATCGGCAAGCTCTACGGCCAGATGGAGGCCGAGCTGGCGGCCTTAGCTGAGGCTAAATCCAACGATTTTGACCCTTCTGAGCCACGTACGAGGCTTTTAAGGCTTCGACAAGAGGTTGAGTTGCTTCGAGTTCCGGTGCTGACGGAAATGGCCAAGGAGCATGTGGAAGCGGGCTGTAGCGTGGTGATCTTTACCAACTTCATGCAGACGTGCCGGACGCTTATGGAGCGTTTAAATGCCCCTGCAATCCACGGAGAGCAAAGCGCAGAAGAGCGTCAGGAGGCAATCGACAAGTTTCAAGCGAACAAAGAGCACATCATCATCGTGCAAATTCAAGCCGGCGGGGTCGGGCTCTCACTTCACGATTTACACGGCCGCCCTCGAGTAAGTTTGGTGTGCCCGACGTACTCGGCGATCGATTTAAAACAGGCTCTTGGTCGCATTGCACGCACCGGGTCGAAGAGTCATTGCAGACAATACTTGGTTTACGCGGCGAATTCGGTTGAAGAACAAGTCGCACGCAAAACAAAATCCAAAATCCGTGAAATTGACTTGCTTAATGACGGGGATTTGGTAGTAACGTTGGCCTCATGAGTACTACTGACAATCACGCTAGCTACTCACCAAGCAGCCTCAAGTATTTTGAGCTCTGCCCATGCTACCAAAAAGACAATTCTGGTGAAATTCATCCAGTCACCCTCCGCGGAACTGCAATGCATAAGGCGTGCGAGACCGGCGAAATGGAAGGTCTCGACTCCACTGAAAAAGCTCTCGTCCACAAATGTCTTTCATTTGTCGAAGCGGCGAAAGCTGAGTACACGGAAAAGAATTCCAAGTTCATGGACTTGTCCGAACAGAAGCTCGACGTGTTTGACCAATGGGGTTACGTCGATCGGTTTTTCATTTGCGCCGATGAAGCTGCCATGTTTGATTTTAAGTTTGGTTTTAACCCTGTTGACCCGGCGGAGACCAACCCGCAAATGTGGGCTTACGCAATCGGAGTCTTTAAGAAGTATCCCTACGTAAAGAGTCTTAAGCTCCACATTCTCCAGCCACGTTTGGATTACGTGGACTCGGCTTCATTCACCAGAGACGGAGATCTCCCCAAGATGAATGCCAGAATCAAGGGCATCATTGAGAGGGCTCGCAATAACACCCCGGATATGGCCCGCCCGGGTGACCAGTGCATCTATTGCTCCCGTATTGCGACCTGCGACGCCGTCCAGGCTATGTCCCTCTCCCTGGCCAAGTCCTACGACCTGGCTCACGACGCTCAACTTCCGGATCTCTTCCACCCAAGCCAGCTAGCCACACCTGAAAAAAGATCACAGGCGCAACGCCTCGTACCGGTGCTTGAAGCTTGGTGCGGTTCAGTACGCAAACACAACGTTGAGTACGCGAAGGAAGGAAACGAGATCCCTGGTTATGGTCTTACGGCCGTCCAAGGAGCAAGAAAGATCACGGACGCCAACAAGGCGTACGATTTGGTCAAAGACAAAATTTCGACGGCTGAATTTATGGAAGCCGTAACAGTCAACTTCAAGGAGCTAGCTGATCAAGTCGCCAGCAAGGCTCCTCGGGGCACAAAACAAGAAGAACGCGACAACCTTGAGGACAAACTCACCGAAGCGAACGCCCTGACGCGAGGGAGTGAGTCCTATCAACTAAGAAAAATAAAGGATAAACAATGAAAACTACGTTCCCTAAAGAACAAAAAGCAAAAGCAGAAACAAAACCAGAAACAGTAACTGAATCGAGCAAGGCATTGACGGAGGTTGTTGAACAACCCCTCACCTTGACCACCAGCGCCGGTATGGAGGGAGAATTTAACGTCTCAGACTTCCAGATCCCCCGGCTCAACATCGCCAACAAAACTGGCGAACTCTCCAACGACTTCCCTCCCGGTAGCATCGTCTTCCGGAAAGAGGTGGCCGTCGGGAACCAGAAGTCTCCTGCCAAGTTGACGATCATTCGCATGGCCAAAAAGTACATGCAAAGGATTCCCTACGGCACGGAAGAACGTCCGAAAATCTTTAACACGGCAGCCGACGTGCGTACTGCAGGCGGCACGACCGACATCACTGAGGGTGATATGGATATCTATGACCCGATCCTCATCCTAACGATGGCCGTCCAAAGCCCCGAAGGCGCACACCCCCTGTTCGCCTTTGAGAAAGACGGAGCTCACTACGCTCTGGCACAGATGATCTTGGCCAAGAGCGCGTACAACAACGCTGGAAAGCAGTTGATTACGGAAGCCACTACGGCTCTCCGCGATAAGCTTGCCGGCGGCAAGTACGAGTTGGTGACGCAGCTTCGCTCAAACACGATGGGCAGTTGGTTTACGCCAGTGTTTCGGTTGGTTGGTAAGAACACCCCTGAAGCCACCACGTGGTTTGACGGGTTGATCTAACAAACTGGGATTCGGCCATGGTGTTACAGGAGAACTGTAAACAGAGCAAAACCTCCGCTCTATTGAAACAGCCGAGTTCCTATCCCCTCCCCGAAGTGATGGCCATGAGCACATTCAAAGAAATTGTTCATGTCATGACGAAGGGCGGGAAATCAAAAACAGGTTCAACAAAATCAGGTCCCGGGCAATGGTTTACTCGGGATTCGATCCGATATTCGGCAGATCGAGCAGTGAGCCACATGGCCACCGCGATGATGATGTTGGACGGGAATAAAAAAGAGGACAAAGAGGGAGTCGTCGGACACCTGCAGAGAGCTTTATGCAGGGCAGCGATGGTTCTTTATAAAATAAGAAAGGGTCAGAAAAAATGAAAGCTAAGGGGAAAGCGCAGATTTACAACAAGAGAACAGGCAAAGATATCGGTCAGATCAAAGTGTTGGACGTCAGGGAGACCGACACCGTCGAGATCGATCTTCAGATGGAAGACGATGTGTATAACGAATTCGTCTATTTTGGGAGGAAATATGTTACGAGAGACGATTTCTTCAGCATTGCTTTCAAGAAAATGTTGGCTGAAACCTTTGAGGACCTTGACCGAAAGAAGAGGAACAAAAATGGTAAATAAATTTCTAATGCGGATTTTTCTCAGGCTAGCTCAACGCTGGTTTGGGTTTACAGACATCTACTGCCCGAATGATCAGGTCGAAGCGATTATTTTTGCCGTAGACCAGAAGCAACATCGGGACGCCATTAAATCGGCAGCCAAATTCATATATGAAGTCAAACAAGAAGGATCAGCCGTCGGCGTATAACGTCGACGTGCCTGAAATAAACCAAAGGAACGAACACGGGTACCCAAAATGGACCAAGTTGGAATTAACAAAGATGAAAGTTCAAATCGAGAAATCGAAGTTGGAGAGGAAGTAGTCGACGTATTTCATCCGGTTTTTATGCGAACCTCAGAACAAATACTTGAGCTCGGTCTCCGCCAGATGCGCGAAGAGAACGAATCCCTGTCCACCGAGAACCGTCGTCTCAAAGACGAGATACGGACTCTCATTGAGCAAGCCCGTCGTGCCGGGTTTGTTCAGGCCACCAAAGACACGCACCCGTGATTCAATTGGAGTTCCCCTTTATGAAAGACCTTTACCCGACTACCGAAGCAATTACCCAGGGTACAACCACAACCGTGAATTACACTTTTGGCGCTTCGATTGAAAGCGAAAGCACCACAACTCACACAACGAAAGGAAACTCAGAATGAGTGTAGACGTAAGAGTACGCATCTCAGCGGTCGAGGGTGAACTCAAGTTTGAAGTTCACACCGATCACATGGATGCACAACCAGTCGAAAAGACGGTGGCCGAGGAGCTCAAGGGCCTCACCTGCCGGATGCTTGACCTATATCTAGAAACCCTCAAGGAACCCAAAGAAGAAATCCAAGCCGAATGCGAAATATTGCCATCGACTTCGAATCCTACTACGACAACGAGCTGAGCATTACAACGCTCGGCCAGTGGCACTACCTACGCGATCCGCGTGGAGAGATCTACATGGTGTCGATGGTGGGTGATGGGATTGAGCCGTATTGCGGTCCTGTGGACAAAGCTCCTTGGGACAAGATCGACGGCTGCCGGTGGATTGCGCACAACTACAGCTTTGACGGAGCCTGTGTTGAGGCTCTTGGTGACCGAATCAAGTCGAAGCCTGCGGATTTTTTCTGCACGGCCAACCTTGCGGCTTACATGGGCTCCCCAAGGGATTTGGAGGGTGCCTGTACCAACTTGCTTGGTAAGGAGATTTCGAAGGACCCGCGCAAAAAGATGAAGGGAAAGAAGTGGTCTGATATCGTCAATACTGAGTTTGCGGAGGAGATGACGCAATACGCTTTATCTGACTCCGTGAGTTGTTTAGAGCTCTACAAGAAATACGGATCAGAGATGCCTGAGATCGAGCGCAAGTTATCCAAGCATACGATTGAGATGGCGTGGAAAGGTTTTGCGATTGATCAGCCTTTGGTTAAAGAAGGCATCAAGAAGCTCGATAGGATTAAGTGGGAAGCCGAGCAGAAGCTTCCTTGGTTGGATCAAGGAGAAGGGGTTGTACTTTCTATAAAGGGTTTCAGGGCAGAGTGCATTAACCAGGGTATCCCGTGGCCGGATTCCCTCTCGGAAGATTCCGAAGAGTGTGCGGTGTGGGAAAAGAAGTACGGCGACAAGGTTCCCTTTGTGTCTGCCATGCGGGATTGGAGAAAATCCAATTCCTATTTGGTTAAGATGAAGGTGCTTGATTCTCGTGTGCGCCCAGATATGACGGCGTCTTACGGCATGAAGTTCTTCGGGGCGCATACGGGTCGGTTTAGTGGAGATAGCCGGTTTAACGTCCAGAATCTGCCCAGAGAGCCGCATTTCGGAGTCGATATGCGGGGTTGTATTATCCCACGCCCGGGCAAGAAGTTCATTGTTTGCGATCTTTCCCAGATCGAGCCCAGGGTTCTGGCTTGGCTTTCAGGCAACACCCCTCTTCTGGAAGCAGTCCGTAACGGATATGGCATCTACGAAGCTTTTGCGATCTCGGCCAATCTCTGGAAGGGAGAAAAAGGAACACTTAAGAAGACCAATACAGCCATGTACCAACTTGCCAAGGCAATGGTGTTGGGTCTTGGGTATGGCGCAGGAGCCAAGAAGTTCGCCTATATGGCCAATACAGCTTACGGATTGGAGATTGATGAAGCAGAAGCGGCAAACATTGTAAGAACATACCGCTCCAAAAATCATCACGTCATCAATTTCTGGAAGAAGTTGGAAACGGCTTACAAACAATCCAAAGCAGACGGACAATACGAGATCGAGCTCCCCTCTTGGCGCTCCCTCAAATACCGTAACATTCGCACGCAAAACCTCGCTAGCGGATACGCGGGATACACAGCTCAGACCATCATGGGTGGTCCTCACGTTAATTTTTACGGTGGGAACTTATGTAATAACACCGTTCAGGCAACAGCCCGGGATGTCATGGCCGAATGCATCCTACGACTAGAAAAGGCTGGCCTACCCCTTGTCCTTCACGTTCACGACGAAGCCGTCGTGGAGGTCGACAAGGATGTGAAACCAAAAGATGTGGAAATGTTGATGTCGGTAACCCCGGACTGGTTACAGGGCTGCCCGGTCGCAGCCGAGGCCGTGGAAACCGAGAGATACGTTAAATAGGAGCAATAAAATGGATAACGCGAGGTACATAGTGTTGAGAGACGGTTCAAGAGTGTCCGATCGGACACACCGGACGAAACTGGACGCACAAGTCGAGGCTGATTACTGGCACGATATCGTCAGGAAGTGGCCCGATGGATCTGTGATCCGCATCGAAACAATCTATTTCAAGAACCGCGAACAGGAGTAAAGCCATGAGTCTTTACGCCCTGAAGAACCTGGCTTCCCTGGAGGTCACTCCAGTCGACGCTTGGCTTCATACAACGCCACACCCCAGCATGACCAAGGAGGAATTCTCTTCCTGGTCCACCAACCCCTCGACGGATTGGCTGTTCATATCCGGCTTTGAGGGTCGTGCGCCCAACCTGCGTGTCTCCCGTGAGAACCAGGCGGTCAAGATGCATGGCCTCGTAGCCGACTACGACGCTCAAATTACGGCCGAGGAAATGCTCGAGGGTCTAACCCGTCGCTCAAAAGCCGGCATGAAGCCCGCCTACGCCCACCGCACCATCAGTGGTGGAGTGCGAGTCATCTGGTTGTTTGAGAAACCCGTAGCCATCGCACCTGGGATATTTGATCCCTTCATCACTCGTCTGATGAAGGAACTCAACGTCCGTAAGCTGTTTCCTGGGCTGGATGACAACATCCGTAAGCCAGAACAGTACTATGCCTGGAATCCTCCAGCCACCGAAGTCAGCGATAACCGCGTTAAGTTTGATACCCTCTGTGCCCTTCTAGCTTCAGCCTTTGACTCCTCTCACCGCTACCGGGGTGAAGGAGATACCGAGATTCCCATTGAGAAGATCAAGGAACGGGTGGAGAGCCTGTTTCCCGGTCGACTCCGTGGAACGCTAGATATTAACGGTCGTTGTAACGCTTTTTGGTCTCCGGATTCAACCAACCCGTCGGCTTGTATCGTTACGGCAACCGGGATGGTTTCATTCTCGCAGGATCGGGCGTTTTATCCGTGGGCAGATATCTTGGGTGCGGATTGGGTCGATGAATTTAACAACACGCGTCTGGGCGGACCTCTGGGTTCGTACTGGTACGACGGAAGTAAGTATTGGCGCAGGGACATGGAAGGCAGCTGGAGAGACGCACCTTCGGAGACAGCTCGCAAGGACATTGCAGGCTTGTTTGGTTTAAGTCTCACCAGCGATGCCCGCGGAGATATGTCGGAGACCGACGAAGCTATGCTTCGCATCCGGGAAAACCGTCGTGTCGATGCCACCGGCCCCGTGCTTTACAGCCATGAGGAAATCGTGCGATTTGGCAGCCGATGCATCCTCAACACCTCCAGGGTAAAGGTGATGCCGCCAAGCAACACTCCTGGAGAGTGGGGCGAGCACTTCCCTTGGACAGCGAGTCTGTTGGACGAGTTCTTTGATCCGTCTGACAGTCTCCAGTACTTCCTGGCCTGGCTGAAACGGTTCTATACCACAGCCAGCGCCGGGGCCCCCGCCCAGGGTCAGGCCGTGTTTATCGCCGGTCCGGTCGAGCAAGGGAAAACCCTCATTGGTACCAAGATTGTCGCCGCTCTTATGGGCGGAGGTTGCGATGCCTCCTCTCACATCAGTGGTGGGGATCAGTTCAATAACGAGCTCTTTGAAGTCGGCGTGCTCAACATTGACGATACCGTCGCTTCGACCAGCTACGAGAAACACCTTCTCTTCACCAACTCGATCAAGAAGTTTGTCGCCAACACTCAGCACCGCCACCGTGCGATGCGGGAGAACCCAACGACGATCAACTGGATCGGGCGGATCATCTTCACGTTGAACGATGACCCCGAATCGATGCGGGCGATCCCCTACACCGACACCTCAATCCTGGACAAGATCATGCTCTTCAAAGCGAGGCACCGGAAGTTCCCCTTCCCTCCCCGCCAGGAGATCGATCGGATCTTGGCCAGAGAGTTGCCCAACTTTGCCCGCTGGCTCCTGGACTGGACGCCGGCGTCGCATCTGGAAGGTACCAACCGGTTCGGCGTAACGAATTATCACCACCCCGACATTTTGGAAGATACGAGAACCACCCACCCTAACCACGCTTTCTCCGAGCTCCTCGATAAGTACCTCATCAATTACAAAATCGCGGCGAACGGGAAAAACCCAAAACAGTGGGTTGGTTCAGCGACCGACCTACTCAACAACATGCTTAATGATGCCGAACTCGAAAAGCTCGCGCGTCATTACGTTTCAAGTCCGGACCGCATGGGTCAGAGATTGGCCAAAATTATGGCTATCCGACCTGAGCAGGTTATCCGGCGCAAATCAGGAGGAAAAATCACATGGGAAATCAATCTGGAATAATCGAGCCACAGAGATCGGTGGCACCACTATTCAGCACCCCGCTGTTCATCTCGCAGCTGGGACAACCCGATAGCCAATCTATCGCAGTCGTTAAACAGACGGATATGCGTCGCGTTAAAGCCGACAACGGCTGGAGTTCCATCGACACCAGGATCCTGGACGTCCCGGACATGCAGTATCTGAAGGCGTCCATTCTCCGGGAGATTGGCACGTATGCGTTCGAAGCTCTCGGCCTAAAGAGAAAGTATCAGTTCCAAATCACCAACTCTTGGGTCATGAAGCATCAGAAGGGTGACTTTGCCCACAGTCACGCGCACGCAAATTCGTTGATCTCGGGTGTCTACTATGTAGATACGTACGATAACAGCGGACCAATCTGGTTCTCCAAGAACTACAAAGACTTTAACCTGTTCCCGGCTTATTTGGACTGGGAGTTTGAGCGTAGAGATATCCTGAACGCCTACAGGTGGCCTGTGCTGCCTAAGAATGGGATGTTGGTCTTGTTCCCCTCTCACTTAGAACATTCTGTTGATCCTAGCGAAGCAGATGCCGACCGGTACTGCATTGCGTTCAACGTGTTTGTGAAAGGTAAGTTCGGCTCAGAAGAAAGTTTTAGTGCCCTGGAGATTCTATGAACGGCTGGGTTATTTGCCTAGTTGTCGTCGTCTTAATGGTGGTCGTACCAGTGTTTGTCGCTTTTGGATTGTGGTTTAAGGACCGCAAAGACGAAGAGCAGAAAGGGTATTGGGACTCAGAATGAAGAAGAAAAAACGAATCCGAAACATCACGGTTCGGAAACCGTGGTACGTCGAAAACAGGTTTGGCATGTGGAAAACCTCCCCCTTTGGGGTTAGCGAGAGAACTTGGAAGAAACCTCCAGGCTTTTTCGCCCGCCTATTGAGGTGGTTTTTGGAGAAGTTAAACTGATTCAATGACGCTGGATCAGATCAAAGGTTTCTCCAATTCCGTATCCACTTGGATCATTAACGGAATGAAGACAGCTACGGATGAACAGCGTGCAGAGAGATATGCCATTTGCCAGGCGTGTCCAAACTTTGACCAACGAGTATTTGGAGGTCACGGAGTTTGCAAGATTTGTGGGTGCAATATGCGTACCAAAACGGTGTTCCCCCACGAAAAATGTCCCATTGATAAATGGGGAAAGGTTTAACCATGCCACTAGGTAAAAGAGACTACGCCAAGGAATACCGGGAATATCACGGTAAGCCTGCTCAAATTAAACGTCGTGCTGGCCGTAACGCTGCCCGAAGATCGATGACCAAACGTCGTGGATTGGCTGCTATGCGTGGGAAAGACGTCAACCACAAGGACGGAAATACCCTGAATAATGCGGCGTCGAACCTGAATCTTGAGTCCAAGAGCGTGAATCGCGGACGGAAGTATTGACTAATTCCAGACAGTATTTAATATAAAACCTTATGGCATACGAACCCTCCAGCAGCGATAACGAGAATTATTCTTTACGGAAAATCAATCAGTTGGCTTCGGATTCTGAAAAAGATTCGAGCCTTGCCCTTGGCCAATACGGTGCTGTTTACAAGACTGCTGCCGGCGCTTTGTCCGGTGGACCTTGGGGAGCTATTCAGGCGACGGCCACGGCGGTCGTCAGCGTAACCTCGAGCAACTGGACTAATAGTGACGGGACGTCGGCTGTTGATATCGCAGCTGGATCAACGATCTTTGGTAACTTTACCGCAATCACGCTCACCAGCGGCAAAATCATCGCTTACAAAAGCGCCTAAACGGCCATGCCGAAACTCGGCTTAGGCTTATCGTTGCCGCACCAAAGTAGTTCGACGTTGGGACGACCGATATTTCCAATCGATGCTGATTTTTCTACCTACGCTCTTGGGACGTTGAACGGACAGAATTCTTGGGATTTAATAGGTCTTACAAATACAACGAACCCAATTCAAGTAGTTCAAGCCTCAGTTTCAGCGGGGGGTCCTATCCCACAGTCCATAAGAATAACTGGAGTTGCCTCTTCTGCTGCTTCGTACATCGACATACCAAGCAATTTGCGTTTTGATCCGACAACAGTTACTGAGTCAACGACTTTTTACTACGTGCTAGACAACTTTAGAATTAGAGAAGCCATGAACTCATCAAGCTCTCAGGGGCAAGGTGTTTTTGCTATAACTACAAATCTTCAGGGGGTTAGCCCACAGGCTGCTCGGCTGTACGTGCGTAGATTTGGCGGCATTACTTCCAACACAACAACTTTTGATTTGGGGATTGTTACTAGCGGAACAGTGCTCCCAACTTACGGAACCACCGCGCTTACTGTGGGGATTTCTTATAAAATTGTTGTGGCTTATACAGCTAATCCGGGTTCGGCAAATGACGTTGTAAGAGTTTATGTAAACCCAATTGGAACAGACGTTACTACGTGGAGTCATGAGACAGCTCAAATATCAACAGCTGACCCAACTGCCTCTTTCAAATCGTTTCAGATTGTGCCGGGGTATATCAGTAACAACACCAAACTCGATATGAATGTCGGACGTATTTTAGCGGGTTTATCCAATGTGTTGGATGTAACACCTATTGCTGGTGAAACCTGCTCCAACAATGTGGCAAAAGTTGTTATGTATGGTACCGCTCCGTTTGAACAACGAACTCTTTCTCCAATTGAGTACGCTCCGTACGGAAAAGAGACGTATCAGTATGGGGATGAGGTTGTGCGGTTTGATGGCTCGGCATGGATATACTCTAACGCAACTTACGGGGAACTTGTTAGGGTATACAGCTATGTGGATTGGCCTTGGCTTGTACCGTGGACGACTCCTTACTCTGCAGCAAGAATATGCCCTTAACCAGTTAATATTGACTGTAAAAAGACAGTAACTAGCATCCATATATGGCTAAGAATAAAATCCCAGGATTGCTGATTGAAGGTCTTGGGGTGGCTAAAACAGAGCCCATGCACGACGAAGCCACGGAAGGACCGGAGATCCTGGAGTCTTTTGCATCCTCCCCTGCCCCAGGAGAGTTCTTCTCTACCCTCCTGCACTCGGCCACCATCGCCCATCAGATTCATTTTAAGACTCGTTCTTTTGCCGTCCATAAAGCCTTGGGCAAGTTCTACGAAGAGGTTGTGGAGCTGACCGATGGGCTCGTAGAGTCTTGGCAGGGCAAGTATGGGTTGGTTAAGAACTTCCCTTTCAAATATGACCTGGAGACCGAGGATCCTGAGTCATTCCTGGCAGACCTTGATTACTACGTTAAAACGCATCGTGAGCTAGTTTCAGACGATTCTGAGATCCAGAACGACATTGATACGATCCAGACCCTGATTAACTCCACCACCTACAAGATCCGCTTCCTCAAATAAGCTTATGCCGCTGGGCAAAAAAGCTTCCATGCCCTGTAACGTGCCGCGGGCAAGCACACGGCCAGGTAAGAAGAAAATGGTCAAAGCATGTGCGAACGGCAAAGAGCGTCTGGTTCATTTTGGGGATAGCTCCATGAAAGACTTTACGCAGCACCACAGTGCTAAGCGTCGTAAAAGCTATTGTGCCCGGTCCGGTGGAATCAAGGGTGGGGATGGGAAGCTTTCGGCAAACTACTGGTCCCGCAAGGTCCTTTGGAGTTGCTAAGGTAATATATCCCTTTTGGGATAGATATCTCTTTAGGGCTATATTTTTCTAATTCAGGGTAACCTAAGTTACCCCAAAATAGAGGTTACCAGAGCAAGTTGCCCCAAAATAACAGCTGTACTTCAATCAGTTACGGCAAAAAGGGTAACTGGGTAACTTGTTTTTCGACTTTGGGGTTCCCAAGCCCGGCACACGCAGCGCAAATATTTCACGCCAGATTATATAGATTAATATATTATAGTTACCCTAGTTACCCTAGTTACCCTAAATATTATAACGACAAATACTTAAAATGGGTAACTTTGAAATTTCTGGGGTAACTTAGGTTACCCTAAAACCTCTTGATTCCGTCATGGGTAGTCCTCTTGGCTAAGACCCAGATAACAGCCACCGCTGCCAGAAAAATAAGCTTACCTAAGATTTGCCGTATCATTGACCCTGCCTTGGTAAAGAGCCCACTTTGCTATCTTGGCAATCAGCCTTTTGCTGTTCACCGGCCTTTGCGTAACCGCGACCCTTGGTCTACGGGTTTTAGCCACGACGAGGCATCCTACTGTTCAACCAGGCTCTTCGCTTAGAACACGCTTTACAGGTGCTTAAACGACTCCCAAACACCGAATCCAGGGCTTTCGCGACAGGCAAGGCAAGAACATGCACCAGATCCCCCAACCCCCTTGATTCGCAGTATCCCGGGTCCTTGGCACAGCTCTGTCGGATGATCTCCTTCCGGTACAATTCCCTGGCTTGATACTCCCATGGGTCCTGACCTTTGGACGTCAGTATCTGGGTGATTAGGTCGTCCAAGCTTTCGTGGACACGCTTTATTGCACCTTCCTCGTATTCCCAAATGTGTTTCATGACATTCCGTTGACATTAAACCAACATACCCCAAAATTGGTAAGTGGATTTGCATGACCTCAATTTGAGCATGGTGGACGACGAAGACGCCCTGCTGATGGTAATCATGGCCGCTTGCGTTGACTCCCCAAACAACGAACTCCAGATTTCACGAAAAGCTATTGTTGAACTCAAGGAACGGATGAAGTCGCTTAAGCCCGGGAATAAACCCGTACTTGTTTCGGTGAATGATGAGGAAGGAATTCGCGTTAAGTTTATGGTAACGGAGCAAGAGATTTCCGATTTCGTGCAAGACTTCATGCCGGATTAGAAATCCGCCTTCTCGAACTCTTGAATCAGTTTGCTGGCGTCCTGGACGTTGTCCCGAATATAACCACGAAGCTTGTTCTTTAGAATTCGTTCTTCGGTCTGCTGTTCTTTTTTGAGCTGCTTAAGAACTTCAATTGATTCCTGGTAGATCTTCGTTTTTTGTCTTAGATCCGTTTTTAAACCGGCAATCACCTCGCGAAGTTCTAGGAGTGTGCGCTCAGTGCTGGAGATATCCCGACTCATGGCCCGCATGTGCGAGCCCATTTTTTGAAACCACGTTTTGAATTTCACCGTCTCCATACCCACATTCTGTGGGCATGGAGAAGTGAATCAATTAGTCAACGTAAGACAGATTAACGTAATGTTTGCAGCAACGCGTTTGCTTGCTCTCGTGTCATGCGACTGTCGTCAACATGCACGTCGTAACCACCGTACCACTTCTGCTGTCCCCAAACCGAAGCTTTCGCTTCACCAACTTTGACTCCACCGGAGTACAGATCATAACCGCCGGGCCATTTCTGAGTTCCCCAAACAGAAGGACGAATGGCAAAGTCCTCTGCTTGTGCGCCCGCTGCAAAAGACACAACACACAATGCAGCGATTAGTTTCTTCATTACTCAAAACAATATAATGACTGACTCCAGTCAGCAATAAAAATAAATTAAATTTTTCTTATACGTGTATCTATAGAACTTAAACTAAAGGGGGGGAGGGTGGGTGTGGGGGTAGTGCCACATTATCAAAGTGTTACACCGCCCCGAAGCCTACTTGTATTATTAGCAGGAAGAAGAGAGAACCAGATGGTTTTCTCTATCTAAAATCCCCTGTTATAGATAGGAGTAACACCATGGCATTGAAACTAGATAACCAAACCGTAGCAGCTCAACCCTCAACGACTTACGCACCGAAGCAGGATGCGTTGTACTTGACGGTGAAACGGAGCAAGTTCGGCCACCTCGGCACGATCAACCCCAACTCGAACAACGGCTCGGAGCAGGCCGCTGCTCTCGCCGCCCTGGCGAAGATCGCCCTCAGTGGCAAGTGCTTGGACATCAGCGTTCGCCCCGCAAAGGATGACACTGAGAACCTCACCCTGCGCTTCACGGTGAGTCAGTTCGTTCCGCAGCAGCGGACGTCGTTGGCAGAGCGGCTCGTCACCGCTCACCTCAATAGCTAATTGAGGCTCCGGACCTCGTGGGGACTGCAAACCCACGGGGAACGGTTTATTAAACCGTAGGCTACACAGAGATAACTGGATTACTGGCAGTTACTGACACCGAATCTTGTGGAAGTTGTTGTAAAACCGCGATGTTCACTGTTTGAGTTTTCGAGCCTTCCGACAAGCCAAAAGCTGTCGTTGCTACACGATTCACCTTTTCCAATGCAGTAAAGTGTTCTTCAACTTCGCCGCGAGTAGCTGGGGCTTCTGCCTCAAGCGCGTTCATCCCGCCCTCAACCTGTTTCTTTAACCTCGACAGATAGGATTGTGCTTCCCCGACCATTTCGTTCGTTGCAGCACGATGCGCTTCTGCCACTCGTTTCAAAGATTGTTGCTTGTATGTGGCAAGTTTGAAACGCGCGACGTGACTGCGGATCGACGCAGGATTCACGTTGAATCTAGTAGCTAAGATCTGAGGTGGAATACCTTTCGCGTATTCCGCTTCGATCGGACCCCAATCAATCACTGAACGCTGTCTCATACTGTTGCAACGATTGTACCAGACGTTGCAACTCTATGCAAGCTACTGACAAACAACAGTCATTTTAACCACGATCGATAACCCATAACCAAGGAGACAACCATGAACGACACCATGACCACAATGCTCTGCCCTTACGCCGTAGGACAGATCATCGATAACGACAACGGCACCCAAGAGATCGTCAGGCACATCGCTAACATCGATGGTGACTTCTACGTGCAGACGAGAGTGCTGACCAACCTTGGTGGCTACTACAAGGTGCAGCCCAACGGGGCTTTGACCAACGGACTTCGGAGCACGTACCTCGGATGAACCGGTACGCAGTCGTTTATAACGGCCACGTGCAACGGGAGTTCAAGCGTCGTGAAGATGCTTGGGACTACCTGGTGCAACGTGGCTGGCGTTGGTCCGATGAAGCTCACGTGAGGCCCATCAGGAATGAATGGTTTACCGGCTTACAAGCTCGCGGCCTTGCCGTTGAGTGCAACGCCGGCTTCCTGATCCGTGGCGTTGACGAAGCTTAAAACCACAATCTTTGGTGAAAGGTGAACAGATCTAGGTATCGGCGTGGTAGCGGAGGGTTTGAAAAAACAACCCAGGTAGATCCTAGAGACACGCAACAGAACCACCTTCAGGAGACCACCATCCGAAGGCTTCTGTCTGAGCCGCAAGGCGTAGACGAGTTGGAGTAGCGACCAACAGCCTAGATCTGTTCACCTTTCACCTAAGATTACTAATTGAATTTCATGCAACCGCGGTACTTTGCCTCCGCGTTGCATCCTGACGGTAAGGCAAAACAAGAGGTACATATATGCGTAACATGATCCCAATCGACTATGTCGAAGTGGAAGAATACACCAACCAATCAACCCTTGATGCCGTGAGCAGCGAGTACGCTGCCATGCAACACCCCATGCTCGAGATGGACGAAGCGTCCATGCGGGCTGAGTGCGTCCGGAGGTTCATCAATGATTAACCTAACCGAACAACTCGAAGCGATCCGGCCCAGCTTGAACCTCAAGCCCAGCCCGGTGGAACCGACAGCCAAAGTACCGGTACCGGCACAGGTCTTCCGCATCCCTGCCAAGGTGATGCGTGATGGCGTAGCCTGGTCGCCGACCTATTGGTACAACCCCAAGAGTAACCACGATCGTAGCCGCGCAATGAGCGAGCTGCGGTCTGCGTTGCAGTATGGCACCAGCTTGGAGGGCGCAAGCGCTTCCCGTTGGGGCGTACAGATCGGGGACAAAACCTTCACCGTCAACCCGGTTGGGCTGACCGAGTGGATCAATAGTTAATTATTGACAGGACTATGCTAGTAGTTCAATCCTTTAGCATCTTCCTGACAGAAAGGATAACACCATGAAAGCCAAGACAGAACCTACAGTCGACAAGATCAAGATACCAGAAGACATCGCCCACATTCTGCTTCGCCTCACCAACGCGAGGTCCAAGAAGCGAGCTAAACTGTGGCGCGAATACGTCAACGAGACGGCGGATCTCTTTGAGAAACACAAGATGAACGAGCTTCATACGGTTATGTCCATCAAGAAACTCTGTTTCTTTATGGATGTATTCGGCCACAACAAGAAGCTTTTCAACTGGTTTAAAAAGCTTTCGCCACAAGACCACCAAAGGTTGGCACACAGTTTCGTGCCGCCTTACATGAACCGCGACGAGATCTGGCCCAACTTGTGCAAGTTCGGCGACGTGCTCATACGGCCATGACCACCCTAATCGAATCCCTAAAGGTCGTAGCTTTTGCGCTGTTTGGAATCATCAGCTTCTACGCCCTTTGGATACTACTGGAGTTTGTTAAATGAACACACCAACTAAAGGCAGAACCTACATTCCAACTCCTCAGGAGTTGGAACAGGAAGAGCGCGACAGACTCCGGACCTACATGCTGGATGAGATCGAAGGCAATCGTTGGGCCCGGCAGGAACGTGAACGCGAAGAGGCTGAACGTGAGGAGGAAGATTAAATGTCAGCCTACGCAATCACCGTAAAAGAACTCATAAATAGACTCAAGAAAGAGAAACGTCCTTCAGATGTACTTATTCTGGACGACGTATGCTTCGAGAGTTTCGAAGACTCTTACCCAAAGTTAACCAGAAAGATGTGGAATGATGAGGTAGCTGAAGGCGTATCAAACGAGTGCGGTGCCGATTCTATCCACGATCAAGTTGTTGAGATACTTAATGGGATGGGTCTATCCGAAAAAGAAGAGGAGGAAGAGTGAAACCTACACCTGAACAGATCAAAGCAGAGCTAAAGAAAATAACCAAAGACTTAGAGAAGTACCGCAAGTTCATACCCAACGAGCACGAAGAGCTGCTCTGTGTGGGTTGGATCGAGGCACTGACCTGGGTCTTAGGCGAGGAGGCAACATGAACAACATTGAGATACTGAGAGCAGCGCTACAGGACTTTGTAGATTTCTACAATGATCCAAACATGCCGATGGCTGAGCTTGTTAGCCGGGCTCAAGAAGCATTAGACAAAACCAAATGACGTTCACTGATCACGCCTTGATCTGCAAGTACAAGGGCAGATGGATATGTTCTTGGTCCTTTATGATCGGCTTCTCAAGCCATGTTGGTTGCTCAACCCACAAGACGCTTGCTCTAGCTAAAGAACAAGCAAAACGGCTCGAGATCCCTTGGAAGATCAGCAAGAAAGTCTACGTACTCGGTTAACCAAAGGAGGAAACTATGCTCACAAAAGAAACAGCGTTGAGAATTGTTAAGCTGGCAGAAGAACAGCATGACCCCGAAACGGCATCTGGTTTATCCAGTCTAGTTCACGTTATTACTGGTTGGATGTATGATGAAGACCGTAACAAGTGGCAACGATACCACGAGGGTATGGGTGGAATGGAAATCGAAAGCAACGAGCGTATCGCAAATAAATTGAGGCACACCATAAACGCCTCATTCAAACTCTTGTCTATTGTTCACGACCAAGAGAAGAAACTACACGACGTTATCGTGGCGTATCGTGCCCTCAAAGCAGACATCAAGAAAGTTACTGAGGGCAAAGTATGAAGAAAGCATCTGTCTGCGCTAACAGCTACGCCATCCCCGGTAGCTACCCAATCAAGGAGCTAAGGGCGAGGGCTAAACCTCAGATTATTTACCGGTACGGCGAGTACTGGGAAGAACGCAGGGTCAGTTCAGCTCAGCGAGAACGAGGAGTGTTACAGCAATTCGTTCTTGTTAAGAAGGAACAGCTATGAGCTACACCGTACGCGAGTGCGACTGTGGTTCAGGCAAGACATCCGATTGGGTGTTTGACGGTCATGGCTGTGCGCTTACACGCACATGCGATGACTGCCACGACAAGAAAATGAAAAGGTACCGCCCCGATATCTTCACAAGATACGAGTGCGACGAACAGATCGAGGATGATTATTGAAAGGAGAAACAATGCGAGAAGAAATCCCACACCTAATGTTCGTGACTGCAGTCATGGGGCTTGAAGCTCTTGACCGCGGCATGATGTTGAGCCGCGTGCATACCGCAGCTCGATGCCTGGACGTGGTGTCCAAGGTAACCGGCGTTAAGTACAAACGTACTGATCGCAGACGTGCAGCTAAAGAAGGTCGAGCTTTGCTCGATACTCTTGAGGCAAACGCAGCCTTTAAGAAGGCCAAGCGGACTGGCGAACGACTCGAGATCCATTGCATCACATGAATCTACCAACCATCAATCGATTAAAGGCAGTCCATCTGATGGACCAGTCCGAGTTGGCGATGCTAACCGAGCAGTTCAACACGCTGCTTGCCTCACATCAAAGAGTTAAAAGCGAAGTGGAAACACTACGCCAAACCTTGAACTCCTACGTTGGCTTCACGCAGAAGCTGACCGAAGAGATAACCCAATACAAAAGGAATAAAAGACAACGATGATCAACCTAACCAAAGCACCCATCAACAGGATTGAACCTTGCGATGACAACCCTGGTACACACAAGACCGGGGAGCTACGCAACATTACAGCCGACGAGATAACCGCGATCCTTGGCTTCGAGCCTAACTTCCCTGATGATCCAGCCAAGGTGGTTAACTCCTGGCTTGGACGATTCATCTACTCGGATGGAGAACGCAGGACGTTCGCTATCTGGGACTACAAAGGGTCACACTTGGACAACAAGTTCAGTACTTGGGGCGACCAGGAGTTACTCAACGGACTGTTCTACGGACACTACCACCACGGTCTAGGTTGGTAAATTACTGACTGTTATATGTCAGCAACTTACACCATTCCTAACTGGTTTAGCCCACCTATGTGTCGCGCAATCATTCGCGCACACAAGGAAGGCTACAAAGTTCAGGAGATCAGTCATCTATTCAACATTAAGTACAACCAGATCTATCGGTTCCTTGTGCTCAGCCAGCACTTGATCCCAACCAAGAAAGTTAAACCTAATGAAGATAAATAAGATGCCATCAAAAGAATTGGTCAGCATCAAAGCCCGACTCAAAACGATAAGGGAAAAGACGGACAGCGCACCTGCCAAGGGTGACGAGTCTCCTTCTCTCTATTACAGGCACATCACCGAACAGTTACTACGAAGGGAGGGTAAATGAAATCAGCTGTACTCGATACGCTGGATGACATGGACGTAGGTATCGACCAGCTCCTACCTACCACAAGCGATAAACCCACAGCTAAAAACCTTTGGGCTATCTGCACGGAAAGCCAATGGGTTAGCCGTGCCTGTGGTTGGGAGAAGATTGCCAAGACTTCAACGGATCAGTTTCCTGAAGACAAGGCAACCGTCCGCGCTAACCGCAATACCGGCAAGTCGAACATGATTTACACGGTGTACTTCAACTACGGCACACGGACACACACAAGCAGTTGGGGTAACTACAATTATAGAAGCCGATTGATGGTTAGCACAACAGGCGAACTAGTTGATCGTCACTTCCACTTCAACGGTAGTTGCCCCACTGACGGAGAACTTCAGAAGATCACCGACACAATGGAGTTCATTGAGTCGAGGATCCGGGCCGCGAGTAACGGCTAATCAGTACGGTTCTATGAACCGCGATCCACAATACAACAAACTAAAACGGAGGATACACACATGGCTTACGTTGTTACAGCCACACCTGATCAGGTTGACTTGTTTGGCAAGGCGTCTGATCAGCTCAACAAAGCGAAGAAGGTACGGGATGATCTCGTCAAACGGATCTTTCTACCTTCGTCTCATGACGGAAACACGCACTGGGCAGGGGCACATTATCAGATCACTGCCTCTGAAAGGCGTGTCAATCGGTTCGATGTAGAGACCTTAATCAGCAAACTTCAGGAGCGTGGCATCGATGATGCCAACGCCCTGGTTGAATCCTGTCAGAAGGATTCCATCAGCGTTTCGTTTCGATCCACCGTCCTCATTGGACGGTTGGCAATGCAACTCGCACAAGCAACCAGCTAAAGGAGATACCCACCATGGCTAAACTAAAAGCAACTGCACCGGTGTCCGTCGAAGCACTCGACGTACATCCCTTACCCCCATCAACCGAAACCTTCCACCCCGTAGCACACGGTAGTTTGCACAGCATGTTCTTGCAGGCATCCGAGGCTGCCGGACTGACTGTGGTACCAGCTAAGTTCCAGCTCGCACCCAATGGCGAGATGGCCATCGGTACCTACAACCTCATCGACTCACGCCTGGATGGTACAGAGACCAAGGCGCAGATCGGTTGGTTCAATAGCTGGGACAAGTCCTGCTCAGCCCGCATGTACATGGCGGACGAGATCAAGTGGTGCACCAATGGGATGGTCTTTGCCATGCGGGTGTTAGCCCGCAAGCACACGACCAACATTCTGGCTGACCTGCCCGGCGGCATAGCCAAGGCTATGAGCGACGCAGTACCCAAGTTCCTGGCTAACCGTGTTCGCATCGAGACGTACAAGTCGACGGCCTTGGAGACCAAGGACGCTGACCACTTGCTCATGGAACACTGGCGCCAAGGTATCCTGGGTGACCGGCAGTTGAAGCGTGCTCACTCCGAGTGGGTCGAGCCTACCTACAGTGCGTTCAAACCACGCAGTGTCTGGTCCTTCCACAACGCCATCACCGAATCCCTGAAGTCAGCTGTCGTGTTCGATGCCCCGCATCTGACCACGTTGAGCAACGACATCCTGGATTCGTACACCAACTTCAGCGAGCCGGCGTTCGCTGGAGCGAACTGATTGGATGGGGAGTGCCGTGTAACAGCGGCACTCCCCTCCCGCTATGGCAACCGTAAGCAACACCCTGGGTAAGATCCTAGCCATCCTATCGGTGGTTGGTTTCATACTCCTATTACTACTGATGAAAATATGATCATAACAAACTCAAGACAGACACCGTTCCAGTCAGCACAGTTTGTAGAAAAACAATTCAGTATCCGCATCAACCCCAAACTATTCGAGGCTCTCGGTTCGTTGTACACGGACCCAATCCTAGCCATCTGCCGTGAGTACATGACCAATGCAGATGAGGCACACCAGCTTGCCGGTCACAATCAACCCATCCGGGTTACGTTACCCACCGCCTTAAAGCCTGAGCTCGTCATTGAGGACAAGGGGCCTGGCTTATCGCAAGATAAGATCTTTGAGCTGTTCACCACATACGGTGCAAGCGGCGATGAGAAAGAGACAAGCAATGCTTACGAGGGTGGCTTTGGTCTAGGCGGTAAGTGCTGGCGGTCCTATGCCGACAGCATCATCGTCGAGTCCAAGTACGATGGGACTAAGACAACCTATTCGTTCTTCCTGGACGAGACGGGTATGGGTAAAGCTGCTGTCCTTAATAAGACCGCAGCCACCGGCACGGGCGTGACCATCCGCATCCCCATCAAGAAGGATGACATCGGCACCTTCACTGCACGCGCAGTAAAGATTGGCTCGATGTTTCCTGTCCGACCTACCTTCACCAACCTGACCGACGCACAGTTCAAGGAGTCAATGGATGACGACATGGACTTTGCCAATCGGACTACCATCCATAAGACGGATAAGTTCAGTTACTTTGGCGACGGCTCTGCCTCGTATGTTCGTATGGGTAGGTTGGTCTACCCTGTCACCGGTCAGCATCTTCCCTCCAACTTCAGCGAGATTCTAAAGAGTCTGCTCGAAGCTGGCGTGTTGATTAACTTTACTGTTGGCGAACTGGATCTTGCGCCTAGCCGTGAGACGCTTAAGTACACCACCAAAACCGTATCGGCTTTGTTTGGTGAGCTGAAAGCTGCGGCTGACGGGATGGCCAAGGGTATCCTGAAGGAAGTTAATGATCTTCCCTCGGAGCACCTTGCCATTCTCAGGATCAATGAGCTGACCAAGAAAGCCTATCGTGGCACCGGGTACAACAGCTCTCATGTGGAAATGTTCAGCCGCAAACTGGCTGAGAAGTTGGATAAGAAGTGGACGTGGCAGGGCAAGCCGCTTCTGCACAACACCTATGATCTGACTAAAGCGTTTCCTCCGGAGCCAGCAAATTACCCCAACACAAAAACTGAGTACTACAAATCGCTTGGCCTAAGTAGCCGTGTGTTTTGGCTGAAGAACTGGGGCAACAAGAACCTTCAGTTCGAGGACGAGCGGGAGATTATTCCGTCCAAGCGTGCTGCCTTTGTAACCACAGGTACTCGCCTGTCCTCACCCAATGTGAGGATTAAGAAGTACCTCAACGACCACAAAGAGTTTGACCACGTCTATTTGCTGGGCATGACGGATTCCGCCAAGGCTGCGGTTACCGCCAAGTACCCGGGGTTGATGAGCTTACCGTTCATTGACGTCGATACCTTGCCGCTACCTGAAAGGGATAGCTCCGGCGACGGTAGCACAGCTACTGGCGTTAAGAGTAAGAAGCACTGCAAGGGCAACGTGTTTGTGTTCGATGGCAATAACTCGAATGCAGAGAAACGTTCCGACTTGTGGGGCATAACCAAAGACTACGACCTAGACGTACAAGAGCTCTATGTCGTATTGGATAACTTCCATGCCAACACCTTGAAGGGTGCGCACTTTGGTATGTGTCTCAACACAGCTAGGAAAGCGTTGGCCTCAGTGGGCATGAAGTTTGATTACATCCACGGTATCAAGACTGGCGAGCTGGATAAGGTTAAAGACTCCAAGTGGTTGCATATCACTGAAGCCTTCGACTTAGCCTGTGCCAAGCTTGATGCTGACGAAGCATTGAAGGCCAAGGTCTACCCGATCATGGTCTACTCAATGGCTGGCAAAGGACTTCATTGGTCCAGTCGACCAAAGAACATGACGGAGAAACAGCACGGCCGGCTGTCTTACCTGAAAGAAATGCTTAAGCGAGTGAGCTCGTTTGTTCAAGGTACTAAAGGACTTGATGAAGTTCTCTTGGATATTAACCGCGAGTTCCAAACGTTAAGCGATGAACGCGCAACCTACGACAGTTGGTTGAGCATGGCATATACCCTCGACTTTGATTGGTCAAAGGTTGTGGGGTATGAGCCAGCAGTCTTCGACAAGATGCGTTCGTTACTCAGAGATTACCCACTGCTGCGTTACTTCAACTACAACTCCAATGTTCTGAACGACACGTTCAGATCTAAAGGAGCCGCAGCTTTGAATGAATACATAACTTTGAAGCAACCCCTGGTTCAGAAGAATCAGGTCAAGCTTCCCAATAAAGAAAGAGAGGTAGCATGAACATAATCATAACCGAAAATGACCTGACTGCGGTCATCAACAACAAGTCCTACACCCTCCGAAAGGAACACCCAAACTTCCGGTTGGTGGTGGACGGCATCAAGAACAAGTTCCCTGAGACGGAGATCGTTGACTTGATGGACGTCACTAAGAGCGTCACCCATTACACCAACGGTAAGGTGGAGGTGCGTAACGGCGAGGTGTTCTACGACAACGAGCTAGTACAAGGCACGTTGGTAGAGCGTCTGCTCAGCTTCATGCAGGAAGGTCTTCCGCATGAACCCTACATAAAGTTCCTGGAGAACCTTATGCAAAACCCCAGCAGTCGTAGCCGGTCTCAGTTGTACCGCTTCCTTGAACACAAGAGTCTGCCCATCACAGATGATGGCTGCTTCCTTGCGTACAAGGGAGTCAGGGATAACTACCTGGACTGCCACTCAGGCACGATCGACAACCATCCCGGACGGCGCATCACCATGCCCCGCTCCAGGATCTCGGACGATCCTGACCTGGGTTGTCACACCGGGTTACACGTGGGTAGCGAGGAGTATGCGACCAGCTTTGGTCAGCGTACCGTCATCGTTAAGGTTAACCCACGTGACGTGGTGTCTGTCCCACTCGACTGCGATTGCCAGAAGATGCGGGTCTGTGAGTATGAAGTCACGGCGGACTACGCCGGCTCCATGCGTCAGACTTACAGCTCCAGCAATACGGGGTACGGCGACAACGCCTACAACAATACCGATGACGGCTGGGGTCAAGAGGATGAGTCTGGTGCGCACAGCACATCAGTCCTCAACCCTAATCGTTACGAGTACAAGTTCACACATCAGGTCTAATTACTGACTGATGATGGCCAGTAAGGGGCGGTCGTTCCTATCCGACCGTCCCTGAAAACCATAAGGAGGACACATGAGTGGAGTTACATACGGACAGTGGTGGGCCCGCATGTCGTCTCAAGCTGCAGCTGAAAGCTCTCGTGAATACCACGATCTTAAATCTCAAATGCTCAAGCTTGAGAATCAAAAGCTGAAGGAAGAAATCCTAAAGCTTAAGAAAGACAACAACATAATTGAACGGGAGCAACAGCTTCAATCGGATCGTTGGGCATGAGCCTACTCAACAAAGCAGCAGTTAAACGCAGCGCCCTTGATCTGGCCACAGCCAAGTACAAGGAGCGCAACAAGACTAGGTTAGAGATGGGCATCGCTCCGTTGAAGGCTCCGCCTTCACGGGTCAGCGGCGAGTTCATCGACACCTTCGAAGCCAAAGTGATTGGCTTACTCAACAGTATGGTCAATGACCATAAGACGGGAGCAACACTATGACGTTAACTATGGCTGAGTCCCACATCGGGGCTTTGTCCAATCCAAGTAAGATGCCCGGCTGGGGCTGGGGCATCTCCGCACTTAACTGCAACATCGGCACCAAGCTAAGAGAAGTAATCGATAGCGTATGCGCTGAGTGCTACGCCCTACGCAATCATTACGTTATGCAGAATGTAATACAGGCTCACGCTAAGCGTCAGCTTGCATCCAACCGCGATGATTGGGTCGACCTCATGGCGTTTATGATCAACATGAAATCAAAGAACAAAGGCGGAGACGCCTTCCGTTGGTTTGATTCTGGTGATCTTCAATCGGTAGAATTACTGACAAAGATCTGTCAGGTCTGCGTCAAGACACCTAAGGTAAAGCACTACCTACCAACGAAGGAATACAAGATTGTACAGGACTATGTCCAGGGTGGCGGGGTTATCCCCGACAACCTGTGCATCAGGCTGTCCGCTTACATCATCGACGGTCCACTACCCCAAGCCTTAGCCCAACGCCTCGGCGTACAGACAGCTGTGACCGTAACTAGCAACGCTACCTGCCCAGCTAAACAGCAGAACAACAAATGCTTGGACTGCCGCATTTGCTGGGACAAAGCCACACCCAACGTCAGCTACATCAAGCATTAAGAAAGGATACATGATACAACCCATTAACCCTGTCAATGTTACGGACTACCAAAGAGACGACGCCAACCTTCAAGCCTTCTGGATCTTCTGCGTACTGACCGCCGGCAAGAATGCCGACACGGCAGCAAAGAAAGTATCGGAGTTACTGAACCGATTCACCACGCAGAAACCCTTTGAGTACATACGACAGCTTGGTCCTATTGCCCTGCGCAACGCCCTGCTTTCCGCCAAAAGCGGACAGTATGAGCGGATCTCCCAAGCTTTAATGGAATCATGCAACCTCAACCTTAGATACGCCACGACGGATGAACTGGACGAGGTATACGGTGTAGGCCCCAAGACAGCTAGGTTCTTCATCCTACACACCAGACCCTCGGTTAGGGTCGCTGTGCTCGACACCCACATCCTTAAATGGATGAAGAGTGTCGGCGTAGAAGATGTGCCCGAGACATCCCCAACAGACAAGAATGTGTACGAAAAGTATGAGCGCATCTGGCTCACGCTTTACCCGTCACACTTCCCCAATTGCACGCCGGCTCAAGCCGACTTGCTTATCTGGAGATTAATGAGCGGACGCGAATGAAAAGAAAAACAAAAAATAAATCACTACTGATAACAGTCGAACAAGGACTCGTACATGGATACAGACTTCCAAAAGGAATTGATGTTCTTGTTGTTGACTTAGATACCGCAAAGCATGAAGGGCAAGAATCAAAAGCTAGGCGTTGGCTTAAGAGAGTATCAGACGGTTCATGCCCAGAAACAACCTCCGAAGAACTTGGTTGGAGAGAGTGGGAAAGATTATGAGATTCTTTTACCACTTCAACAAACCCTTATCGGTACAACGTAAGGACGTCTGGTGGACTATCCACTACCAGGGTCGTTGCGTTCCCATCACAGGTTTCGAGTGCCGTGTGCCAACACACGATCGCAAACGAAAATCACAACCTCGTGCAGTTGTTTGGGGCGATGCCCACAGCATCGTCATTCAAGACAACCGCGCAATTATTACATAAAGGATACCCCTATGACGTCATACGCCATAAAGAATAACCGCAACCTTTGGCTCTCCATCGACGATACCTGGATTGACCTTGAGGAAGGCATCCGCCAGGACACGATACGTGGCTACACAGAATTGGACGCAGTTAACGAGGATCTATTCAAGTACCAAGAGGAGAAGGCTACCATTGCCTACCACCCCTGGCAGCTGGGTAAGACCCGAGAGCTGTTGCTACCATGACTGCCGGCATTAGGGATCTTTACTACAACCTCAAACAGTCCGACATCGACAGCTACACCCGCTACTGGGATGAGATTAATCCCAGAGGAGACAAGATGCGGGAGTTCAAGTTCTGGATGTTCAGCATCTTCGCAGCCAACATGGGCTGGGAGGACAACGTCAAGTGCATGGAAGCTGTCGGCAACCACAATGATTGGATCGACAATACAGCCGAGTTGGAACGTAGACTGTACAACGCACGCACTGGTTTATGGCGGAGCAAAGCCAGAGACATCCAGCGTTTCACACAGTTGTTTATGCATAAGTATCACAGCTTTGTGCGTCAAGCCAACGAGAGCTGTACCGAATACCGCAACCGCATTGCCGCGACTGTCCCTGGTTTAGGGCTGGCTAAAGCCAGCTTTGCCATTGGCATGTTGAATCCTAACTGCATGGTCGTCTGCCTGGATCGATTGATCTTGCGTGGAATCCATGCATTAAAAGGACGGCAAGTAAACAAAACGGAGTACACAAAAATGGAGAACCATTGGACTAGACTTGCCTCTGACTATGACGTTAAACCGTTCATTGCCAGAGAGATCTGGTGGAACAAGTTTCAAGGCTTTAAGTCCACGAGATATTGGAGTAAGACACTTGAATGACGAACAAGAGATTATTATGGAGAGCAGATAAAGACTATAAACATTACCAAGAAGGAGACATTAAACTAGGTAAGGATCTTGCTGACTTCGTATACAAGCAGATAAAGATCCAGGGTGTGGACGTCCAAAATCTTGGCAAGAAAAGCAAGACCTATTGGATGACTTGGGATGAGTGCAGTGCTTATTACCAAAAGCATTGTAACTATGTCATGCCTCACGATTGTGAGTTCGGCCACGAGAACTGTTCCGATAAGCCTAAGGGTATCTGTGTTTATTGCACAGCTATGTTTGAGCATATGCGGTCACATGAGTCATCGTTGCTTGCCGCATTCCAAGACGAGAGGATCCAGGAGATCCTCGGACCGGAAGAAGTTAACGCATACTACCAACGTATGACTAACTACGATCCCGATCTAAACAAAGACATCAACAAAAAGCTGTTTGAGAAGAAGTGCATGATTGATCTTCCATCCAGATTCAAAGGTAAAGGCGAGCAGTTAAAAGAACTGTACGATGCCTTCAAGGGTCCAAGCCCAATGGTCAGGGCTGACGATCCTCCTGAACCACCTTGTAAAGTGTTCTAGAGAAGCCTGCCCGACGGCGAGCGTCTTGATCCCCCACCTGCCATGGTGCCAAATCTTCCCGTGTTCACAAAGAAACGTGGAGGGGGTCGGACGTTCGCCGTTGTGGTGGATGAGGGGCTCATGCCGTCCTCATCATCTTCATTTTTTTTACGTGGTTTAAAGTCGGGGATATTACCGGCAGACTGAACTCGATTGGCTTGCTTAGCTGCCAGCTCGGCAATCATCCCTTGTGTGTCGGGGTTGCTCAGGAAGGACATGATGTCTGGCTCCGAGGCTTTGTCTTGAATCCCAATGGGGGCTTTAACTGCCTGCTCTGCCATTGCTACGGATTCCTTAGCGGAAGGTTTGTAAGTATCGGCCGATGGCTTGGGTTCAGGAGTCTTATTGATTTGCTCCTGCTGTCTCCTGCTCAGCTCTTCAAAAGCCTTTTGGAAGTTACCCTCGGTAGCGTCCATACCTTTTTCTTTAAGCCAGTTGCTAGCTTCTTCAATCCCGATAGAAGGCACGTTCTTTGTGGGCTGCTCCGGCCCCGCTGACTTTGCGTTAGCTACTGCCGTAGGCTCTTCAGACTTTAAGATACCCATAGCGTCCATAGCTTTGTCGCCAACCATTGGTAGTAAAGTGCCACCAGCAAAAGCCCCAATCCCCGGCGCCCCCACTCTGCCTCCTAACGCCGCACCAACTTTTGAACCGATACCAACCAGCGCGGTGTTTACCGCCTGACGAGCCAGCTTTTTATTTGACTCAGGTTTATCCAGGGCCTCCGTGAAAGACTGTCCCTTATCCATATCTGACTTCATCTCCCATGCTCTACTGACAGCTGGAAATGCAGCATACGCAGTCGCCATTTTATTATTCAACACCGCCTTACCTATCTTAGAACCCGAGGCTTTTCCTAAACCCTTACCTGTTGCCTCCCCAAGATTTTTAAATTCTTGCCCCAGGCCCTGCACATATTTTCCAAAAGGTCCCGCTTCTTTAGCCGCACCGGCCGCCGCCTTACCGGCTGTATCCGCTGCCGCTTTGCCAACCGCAGTCGCTTCAGCCGTAACCGCGTCCTTTGTAGCTTTGGCCGCAGGGTTAGTGGCTACGGACTTTAACTTGGCGCCTTTGGCTTTAGGTGCGGTAGTTTCAACAGGCGCAGATCCCTCAACCTTTGGAACGCTTTGAGTTGGGTTCTTGCCTGCCCACCCAGCAGGAAGCTGAGCTTCAACTTCTTGTAGCGCACCCTTCTCAAGCAAGTCACCCAAACGGGTTTGTGTTTCCGGGGGCTGCGTCTTCAACCACTCTCTTATCTGGGTTACTTTATCTACCTTAACCGAGGGCTTGGTTTTAATCTTTGGCGCCATATGTATTACTCCTTTTTAGCTACTGTCAACCATTAGTCAATATTATCGCTTGCCTAGCCCTCGGCGGGCTCTTGCTTGAAACTCTTTCTTTCCGTATTTCTTACGACCGATCCAGGCAGCCAGGGCTCTTGGATCCTGTGCCCCCTGCTTATCCAGCTTGTTGACCAGCTTCTTATACTTGGAAATCATTTTTGTTTTTGCTCCTTCTCCCATTGATCATCATCACCGTCATCGTCTTTATCTTTAAAGGCCCAAGGCATACGACTGCCCGGGTGCTTGGAAAGAAGCCAGTCAGTTTCTGGATGCTCTTCACGGGCAATCTGTCTTGGCTTTCTTTTCTTACCGGCCATGACTACCCGTTAAAGAACCCTGGGAACTTATATTTAATTGGCTGTTGATAATCGAAGGTTGGTTTGTTCAGACTGTTAGCGTAGTCAGCGAGCATCATGTTGGTCGCGTTCGACCCAGCTGAATCCCCTGCCCCAGCAAATCCCTCAAGCAATCCGGCTATGCCACCCATGATATCTAACCCCGAGCTAGTAGAACTCCCCGCCACTGCCCCGGCGCCCATACCCTTCCCCATCAATGCGCCTCGACTTGGGCTGTTCGAAGACATGAGGTCTTCTTTTTTTAAGGAGAACCCAGGCTCTAAGGGTTGACTGGCGGCCTGATTGCCTACGGGCATTGAAGACTTAATCTCTGGAAGCAGGCGATCAACGCTCTTCATTGCGCCCATGATAGAGTTTGAATATTCTCGGGGGTTGGTTGTAGCGTACCCAGAGGTGGCTAAGGCGTTGGCAAAACCCGCAGGGTCTGCTTGCCCGCGAACATTTTTGTACCTGTCTGTAGATAAGAACTTGGTGTACTCATCTGCGTATTGGTTGAAGTCATTAAACTTTTTGAAGTCGGCTTCAGTGTTAATCACCTTGCCGTTAACGGTTTCTTTTGTCGGCATCCGCACGGACGGCCCGCCCTTCCACTCTTTAATCCCGCCGAAATTATTTGCTGCCTTCGCAAGCTTGCTTGTCCCCCAACCAGATTCCATAGCCCACTGCGCCATGACCGCATTACTTGGGACACCTAATCTTGCGGCTACGCGTTCGGCAGGGACAACTGCTGCTTTGATAAAGTCGATCTGTTCTTGTCTTGTAGCCATATATTTATATTCTAATTACTTACGTTTTGTGGTCAATAATCCTACAGCTTTACACCTTGCCGGATTAGCTCCGGTGTCAGCTGTGCCTTTGCAGTAGCGGTTGCTTTTTGCCCCAGCTTGGTCAAATAATCGTCTAACTGTTCGGTGCTCATGCGCTTCGCCATTGAGAAGAACGAAGGACTACGAACAACCTGGGCGATAACCTTTCCTCGTAGCTCTCTAAATCTATAGAACTGCTCGTCATTAAGCGGGTAGTTTTGAACTGTCTGTCCTCTTCGAGCGTCTGGGATAAAGGCTTTCTTGGCTGACAACAGTTTGAAGAGAGGGTCTGCTTCAGAAGTATTGATAAACCTCTGTAAGAACAGCAACCTCTCCGGCCCTGCGGGAGCATTAACCACCTCACCCAATACATTGAGTTGCGGCTGCCCAGTCATGCTCTTCAAGATCGGCACTTTGTTAAACAACCATTTACCCACAAAGCTTGTCTGTTGTTGCGGAATGGGTTCAAAGACTTGATCCGCTTGCTTAATAATGTTGGGCACTGCGTTGCCGACCGCACCCGAAAAGAAGTTCTGTGCGGCCGATACGTCCTGACCTTCAGAAGTTCCGTCCAGCATCTTAAACAAGTTGGACAACCCCTGCAGGAATGATTGATTGAAGGGCACCTGAATGGTAGCGAGCGCGGCCGATGTAAGCTTTTCACCCATGTCTTTTTCACGACCCCTCGGATAGTTTGAGGTATCAAACCACGTTCCAACAATCGCCAATGGGATTGCTAGCGGGGTGGACAGATAGCTAACTTTAACGCTATTGCCACCAAAGGAGAATGAGTACGGTACGTAACCAGCTTCGCGTGCCTGCTTTCTAGCTGCAGGATCTGAAGGTCCACCACCAGTGATATTAAAGCCGTCATCCTGTCCGTCGTCGTCCTTATCTTTTAGCATGTTAGACAAGCCAGCCAACACAAGCATGCCGGCTGTACCAAGAGTTGCTTGAATAGCGTAAAGGCTGCCCTGCTCGATCAGCTTGATTTGTTCCAACTGTTCTACCGACTTAGCCAGCCCACTTGTCTTTTTTGTGCCGGCCTTACCCCAAGCCAGGAAGGCTCGGTACGCACCGATCGGAGTATAGTTGATGCTTTCGTTGGTAACATTTGAAACGATCTTGGTGAAAGGAACAAATAGCGGACCGAGAATTGGATGCTGTTGAGAGAATGTTCCAATACATTTGGCTATGTTGCCAAGCACTCCATACGGCGCGTTATTATATGTGGCGTACAAAGATAGATCTTCGGCCCGGCGCATAATCGAAGCTCTCTCAGGATCTTTGAGTATTGCTTGATCCCTGAGTTCATATACTCGCTTCGTAAACTCTGCAGTGCCTGGCTTCAAACCCTCATCGTTGATGGCCACATTTGTAGCGTAAGCAACGAAATTGTCTGTTTGATTAAGAAGCCGAGCCGCCTCTTCTTCAGGCGACAACTTGGTAAGCCCATTCTCAACATTCTCGATTGCCTGGATCTGGGCTTGGATAGCTGCAAAACCTTCCAGTGCAGAACGGCCGAACAATGCGTCCGAAGCTGCCATAATTCGGAAAATATACTTACCCTTGGACAGCACCTTTTTCATGAGGGTGTCTGTATCCATTGATTCAAGAGCATTGATACTAGCTTCATCCACGTACTTACCATTTGTTCTTAGGTTGATGTCTCCGTGAAGTAGGATTCCTTTAGCTTCTGCAAAAGCAATGGTGTGCATGGATGCCAAGAATGTTTTGTATCCTAGGGCCATGTACTTTGCGGCCAGCAGAGGGTTGCCTCTGGCTGTAGCTGCAGCCAACGAGTAAGTTGCAATATCCGCGATTGACTTAAAGGCCGTCGAGACAAAGTTCATCCAGAAAGTTGCTGGGCCTGAAAGCATGGACATGTACCAGTAAGCGGAGATCTGAGGGAGGGCATCAGACTTTGTCGCTCCGTGAAGAACTCTGAGCGCCTCTTGGAACTTTCTATCCTTCTGGAAGCCATCAGGTAATTCAGCTGCCTCTTCCATCATGCGCCTTAGGGTTTCGGCCGTGTTCACATCAAAAGATGGGAACTTACCAAGACTGTCGATGCTTGAAAGAACCACCTCCTCGTTGATTGCACCTAAGGCAGCCAACTCAAGAATCTTCCTTGCGTCTCCCGCAATCGCATTCTCCAGGGTGTTGCCCGTCCGAGAGATTGGCGGCTTAACCACTTCGTGCATTTCGCTAAGCAATTGCTCAATGCGTTCAGACTTTAGCTCGGGGATGGTCATGCCCGCACGGTTCACAATCTTTCTTCCAAGCGTACGACCACGAAGACTTAAAGCTTTTCCAAGCTGGGTTTGCATGTTTGCTTTCACCATGTCCGCCAACTCTTGAAACCTAAGCGGAGCATTTTCGTAGTCGGGCAACAGCCGGGACAGCACTTTGACTAGGTCTTCCCCACTGAACTGCTCGTAGTGATTCCTGATGATAGTAACGATGTCGTCCGCGTTGTTTTCTCGCAGTGCTTGAGAGTAAAGCCTGTTGATCTGTTCGATAAGGCTTTGTACGCCCTTGTCCTTAAGGGTGAGTCCTAGTGCAACATCCTGAAGCTCCCTGACTTCTTTACGAATTTCTTCGTTTTGGGTGGCTACCCTATCTTTTACACCTCTGCGGGTCTCAGCAAGACGCGTAATGTATTCGTTAACCATGCCAGCCGGCGTGTACATCAAGAGTTCTTTTAGAAGTTTGTACCCAATCGATATTGTCTGCCCCATGTTGCGACCGAGATTGGCTATATAGGTAAGAAGATCTGATGCTCTTTTGACCTGACCCCTCTCCCTGAAACGACGAATTGCGTAACTGGCGAGCAGAACAATCTGTCGCTGGTTTAATTTGTAGGGTTGACCCCCAATATCGATATCCTGAGTTTTGTCGGCATCGGGTCCAACCTGCGTTAACCACATTGAAATCTTTTCGGGACTTAACTCATCGAGAACGCCTTCAACTGCCTCGATTGCCCCTTCATCAGCAAGATATGAGAGGTCTGCTTTTTGCGATGCTTTTTCGTAGGTCGGTACACCGTCCTGGTAGATCTCGGCCGCTCGGGCTGCCGCGGACAAAGGTTGAGCCCCGATCGGTCGGGCTTGATCAATAGCTTCTCCCAAAGAGTTTAACCCAGGAGCTTCAGAGCTTGGCACGTTATACGACGGGGGCGCTACGTAATCGGAGTAGAACCGATCGTATACCGTGTTGATCTTGTAATAGGTTTCGTAAAGACTTCTCGCCCTTGGGTCGGAAGAGTTCTTAAGAGTGCTGAAAAGATTAAATATAGAATCAAGAACCGTACGCAACCACCCAAGGAACGACCTGCGTCGCGCCCTGGAAAAGGTGTCGAGGTTTCTTACCTGTTGCCTGGACTGTCCCTGGATCAGGTTGGATACACGATCTTGAACCTGAAGGCTGCGGACAAGCTCAAGACTCTCGGTAAACACCTTGGCGCCCTGACTCTTATCAAGCTCAAGAAGAACTCGGAAGAACTCAGCAACCAGCACTTCATCGCTTTCTTTGGTCTCGGGATAAAGTTCGCCGAGCGCTTGTTCAACTGAAACCGCTTTCTTGCCCGGCAACTTGACCATGAGCCCGTTGTCTTCTGAGCGAAGGAAGTCCGCTGCCTCACGAACTCTGGTGTTGTAGTAAGACACCCAAGATACCCCACCATTGGGGAAACGCGCTCGGTATTCTTTTCGGAGCTGTTCGAAGTAAGAAAGATGCGCCACTTCGTGGGTAATAAGTTGGTCCATCAAAGCCGCGGTAAGGTTGTTGTATGTGTTCCTTGCATCGCCGTCCAAGAATTTAATATCTTTCTGCTGGAAAAGTTTATCTGCCAGAAGTTCTGGGTTAACAAAGATGGTTGAGTTGATTGGGTCATTTGCGTTTTCGGAACCGCGAACCGTGAACACAGGGTATTTCTCTTTGGTGTTTGAGACGAAGTTGACGTTCTTTAGACCTCTGCGACGAGCAATAAAGCGAAGGTATTCCATCGCCTTCTCTTGTCTTGGATCCTCGAGGTTAAGAAGGTTTGAATCAAAGCTAACCCCGGCGTCAGCAAAGCCTGACTCGGTAGCATATTTAGCAGCTCCGGCCACATCGGCCTGAACCTTCTTCATCCTGGAGCGGTCCGCTTGCTTGATGTAAGGATCGTTGATCTTGCGCATTTCACTGAGCGCAGCGGCCGAGTTAAACGGAGCACGACTTTCAAAGGCCGGCAGGAGAATGTTAAACAAGAGATCCTTGACCCGAGTCCTATCGTTTTGTGGGCTGATCAGTTCTTCCGGGGCCAGCGTGCGGTCGAATTTACCAACTGGGTCCAGCAGTTGCTCGATCATCTGCTCGCGGGTTACGCTATTGAGCCTGTAAATTCTATGAAGAAGATTCGTAATCCGCATCGCAGCGTCGTTCAACGACTCAAGAGGACTGTTTTCCAGAATCGCCAACATAGCTTTAGAGAGTGAACCCTTACGCGCTACGTCCGCTACAATTCTATTTAGCTCTTTCCTAGGGTCAGTGCCTTTTGCAATATCCGCACCCGCGGCCTTAACCGCAGCCCGGATCTCACTGTCCTTCTCGAGCTCTGTTTGAGCCTCTTGATCGTACAATTCAAGGACGTCCTTAACTTTCTGAGCATCCGAGAACTCCTGCATATTATTACGTTCAAGTTCCTTAAGAATGCCCTCGTACCTGTCTTGCGCGATTTGACGAAGCACAGGTTCTTGAATGAAAGAGGAAGGAATGCCAGATAGTGACCCGAATACTTTGTTAAGCAACGCGCCACTGAGAAAGCCTTTGCCTTTTCCTTTGTCACCGACTTGCGACCCACTTTTGATTTTGATGGTGGGAAACAGAATATCCAGCTGGGCGTTGCTCTTGCCGTTGTACATGGAAGGACGGTATCCCGAAGTGAATCCAAAGCCTTCACGCATAATGATGTCATGAACAGCTCTGGGGATGAAAGGCAGGGTGTTGCGGTATGCGGCCATCTTATTGATGAACGCTTCGAACTTTGTCCTGCGTTTGTTTTTGGTTGGTAGTGTTTCATATTTGTCTAGCTCCGTAAAATATCCTTCGTTATCGAGGCCAATCTGCGCGTCGTAATCACTGCCCATATCTTCCGGTGTGAGACTAGCTTCAAAGATATCTTCAACTGGTCTTCCCTCTTTCACCTCCTCTGTTCTGCCTTCAAGTGAAACAAAAGACTTCTCTCTCAACTTCATCGAATCTGCAATCAGACTAACCCGCCTTGCTAAACCAAGAACTCCGGCATAGCCCTCAACCGACAAGGATGAAACAAACCCGTATAAAGTATTGGTTGGGCGACTTTCGTCTAGGTAGGTACCGCCAAAAGGCTCTTGAGTCATGCTGTCGTACTGCTTGAAGATCTTTCCAAACAACGCACTTAGTCGTCTTCTATTGTACTCAGCATCCCTATTCCCCCTGGCTTCCTCGACCTTCAACTCCTCATTGTTTGTCTCGAGCACCTCTGGAGCTCTCTTGCTGCGTATAAGCGCCTCGATAAACACTCTTCGCAGCATCTCACTGTCCTTTGAATTCTCAGGAGTAGTGACGCTGAGGTTATCTACAAGGCTTCTAACCTCGGTTTCAGACAAGCCACTTTGCTTGGCTCGGGTTAGCAAATGCTCCAAGGGACGGCCGGAGCGCCCTGCTGCGTTGCGGTTGACCCCTACTTCGTAAGACCAACCCTTTGAAAGATCTTGTTCGTCAATCGGCGTATACACCATTCCGCTCTTAAAGACATTTACTGCATCTTGAATGATGCGTGGGAGCAGGGCTAGTTCTTCAGAGTCAAACGCTCCCTCGTCAATGGCTCTCTGCAGACGCGCATCAACATCTTCGAGGAACAGAGAGTTCATGTCTCTCCTGGTGTTCGCAGCCATTGATTCTACCAGACTCTTTTCAATGCTTTCGCGAGTCTTGCCGAATCCATCCAGGTACGATTGAGCTATCGTCTGAAGCAATAGCGTGCGGTTCTTGATGTCGTCATCCGAGAAAGAAACATCATCAAGTGAAAGCGTGTCGACATCCGCCCCGCGATCCTCTCTCAACCAGGTGTTGATCTTGTTACCAAGGGCGGCTGCTTGCTCCCTAGTAAGCGCGGAAATCTCTTCAACGGTCATCCTTTTTGCACCATAGGGCAGCTGACCAAGCCATTCGTTTGTCCTGTGGTTGTATACGCCTGAAACAAAAACGCCGTCCGCGGTCTTATCAAAACTTACGACATTACGAAGAACCCTGATGACACTGTCCGACTCCTGCGTCTCTTTCGTGAAGTCCACCACAAAGCCTTCTTTAGCTCCTACGAACTGATTGAGAAGATTCTGATGGGCGAGAACCATATCTTGTATGGTTACGTTTTCGGGTAGGTAAATGTACTGACCGAGCTTATCCATATCCCGCGCCACAACCGCCGCGGATTCCAGTCGTTTGTCTTGAGCTATGATTTTAGATTCTTCGCGTCCTCGGAGTGGGGCTTTATCTCCTAGATACTCATTCGTCATCGGATCTGTAATGCCTGTGACAATGGCAAAACCATCCCTTGAGGTGATGTCTGAAGGGTTACCGAATCTTGAAATGTAGGAGATTCTAGGAAGTACCAGCATTCGAACGTACTTTCCTTCCGGATCAGCCGCCTTGATGATAGCCGTCTTCTCTGGAGAAATTAACATGTGCAACCTGGCTGACTTAACGGCATTTGCACCTTCAGCTTGTTCCAGGGTCTGGCTGTATTCATAGCCACCCATCCCACGACTGACCTCACCTGCCCCCTTTTGGCTTTCGAGTTCCGGTATTTGTTCATCCTCAAGGCCCTGCCCATAAGACTTCTCACCCATAGCCAGTTGCTTATTGGCCGAAGGTTTATCGGTATAGGAAGGTACGGTGTCCCCGACTGTTGATACATTGCCACCGGCTATATTGGCGGCCGAACCCATGTCATCCGACTTCTGGGTGTAAAAAGCCTTCTGTGCAAAATTGGTTTCTTCCTTAGCTCCGAACTCAACATCGCTGTTAAATTCGTTTTCTTGAGTCGTGAAGAATGGGTGAAGGAGTCTGTAGAAAAGAGTTGTGAAGTCCCTAGGCAAACCGGCTACGCCATGGGGCTCAGATGTAAATATGCCAAACTTTGTGGTTATTTCCGTAATAATTAAGGCGCTACCGCTGGTCTCCACCCCGGTAAAGAACCCGGGGTAAGCTCTGACAAATTTGACGGTTTCCGGGTCTGTAATTACAACCGGGCTGCCGTGCGAAGGCTTGTTTAATTCGGGCTTTTCCTTCCGCCTCGGCATGCTGGCCCCGAGCTTTTGCGCTACATCAAATGCAAACTTACTACGCCAGTCTTTACCAGGGAATTTGCCAAGCAGATTGCTTGCTTCCGCCCAACTCAAGTCATTTAGATCCTCAGGGGTTAGCTTTCTCTGTGCTTCCATCTCGGGACCCTCGTAAACGTTGATCGAGGTTGTCGGCAGCATGACGTCTGTGTCGGTAACGACGTTCGTGCCCTTGGCGTTCGCAATGAATTTGTTCCTAAACGAAAACGGAAGCGCCCGCATGACGTTCCTGGCTTTGTCCATCAGATAAAGCATGTTCTCTTTGAACACAACGCCCGGGAACTCTTGAATCTCGATCGCGTTTGCTGGGGTAAAGATAGCTGCGGCAGGAGCTTCTTCACCGACTACCTCTCCATTCTTAAACAACTGAACATTGTCGGGTCTTAAGGGCGCTCCACCTGCCCTACTGTCTTCGGCCTCGTAAACTTCGAATGTAGTTTGAACTGATTGCGGACTATAGACCTGGCTTCTTAGTTTTGGATCTTGATCAATAAACTTTAAAGACCAACCCTCTTGACTCTCCCATGCGGCACGACCCCCGGGGGTCCGCAAGTCGGGAGTAACAACAGAAGTCACTACGTATTTCGTGGGGTCGTTCTCAAAACTGATCACATCTCCCACTCTTGCAAAAGCTCTGCGTGTAGTGCTCTTTCTCCTGCCGTCCTGAATTAATTGTAGGGTAGTTGTTCCATTCGGGTATCTGTCTTGCAGATCCTGTCGCAATCCTTCTTTCGGCACAGGGTACCGCATTGGTACTTTTGCAGGTTGGGCCTCATTGGTTGGTCTGGGTGAGTCGGTAAAAGGCAGGAAGATATCTAAGTTCGCAAGATTTCCGGCTCGTGGGTCTCTTGCGATAGCTTTTGCCAGCATCTGCATGTACGTGCCAGGGAAGTTCAAGGACCATGGGTTTTGCTCCCGCACAGCCAGATACATCTTTGCTAGAATATTCTGGTCTTCTGCGTAGCCCTTAACAATTTCAAGCGCTGACTTTACAAGGTATTGAGCATCCCTGGTTATCTTAGCTCCCGGCTTTACGGAATTCACCGCATAGATGGCTTCCTGCAGGGTCGTAATCTGCTCAGGAGTCAGAGGCCGAAGAGCTGGGGTAGCGCTTCTACCCATCCTGCGCTCCTCGTTATCCAGAATTACTTCTTGTGCGTACTTGGCTATGTCGAGAGGAGGCGGTGGAACAAATCTCTTTTTCGGGTCGTTAATCGCTCTTGGATCAACTGAATAGATTTGGTTCATGTAGCTGGACCGGGCCTGACTCTTCTTGGCTTCAGTCATCTCCTCTGTGGGAGCCATACCGACCCAGTCTGAATCCTGCCGACCCAACCCGTTCATCTCATTCATGTAATCCGTGCGTACGCCGTATACTCGTAGCGAACCATCAAGAGGATTAACCAGGGAGTTAAGAACCGCGTTTAGCTCCTGCACAGAAGCCTTAACCCATTCCGGTGAGTTCTTAATAACAATACCCATGTCGGGATTCTTCGATATCGCTTCCGAAATTCTAGATACCCCAGACTCAAGCCAAACAATACGTTGAGCCCTTATCTTATTTTGCATTTCGCCGTACTGAAGGGTGACCTCGCGTATGCGATCCGAGAGCTTCTTTCGCTCAGCTGTGTTTATAGCGCCTTTCTTTTTCGGAGCATTCCGCCCACCGTCTTTAGAGAGGTCGCCAAACTCCTGTGCTTCCTTAGCCTGAAGTTGTTCCAACTCGCTAAACAGCGCAGTTAATTTGTTATCGAGATCGGTAATAGATGGCTCGGGCGGGACTTGAAGATCAAGAAAGCCACGCACCGGTTTGGCTTCAACTGCTTTTTTAGCACCACGTTCTTTTTTGGTCGCAGGCGTAGTTGCCGTCGAAGGCATAGGCAGGATCGGTTGCCCCCACCAGGTCTCACCCTGGGCACCGATGGGTTTTGCCGCATCGGATCTGGTAAACAAGTCGTCAGGATCAACGGTTCCTATATTTCCGTTTTGCTTGGCTTCAGCGACCACCTCTGTTTCACGTTCGTACGTACCCCAGAAAGATTTTCTGTAAGCCGCATCGGGTTGATAAAATGGCTCAAGTTCGACAAGATACTGTTCTCCTTTGGACCGGTTAAGTTCAATTACCTGGGGGTTGGTTTGAGCAATTTGTGAAGCTTCATCCACGCCCACTGATTCAACTCCATCGACTTCGTCACCAATCACTCGGATGTTCTTAACCTTTACAGTATAGGTGTTGTCTTTTTTGGAATAAGCAAAAGCCGTAAATGGAAATGGGGTTAGCTTTGTAATGCCCCCGGGAGCGTCTTTTGGGTTATATATCTTGCGACCCTCAACATCTTTTTGTGTGCCAACTATTTTTCTGCGTCTTTCAATTTCTTCAGATGTTTTAGCGGAAAGCAGTTCGCGAGCTTGCCGCCTGCTTAGAATAATCCCCTCAAGGATATTCTCCCCTTGGTTGCGTATACGCGCACTTAAGCTCAGGTTCTTATCTGGATCGTTCGGGTCTAGCGCTTGAGCTTCACCCAGCACACGATCCATATTTGGAATAGACGCGCTTCTTGTAGACCTTTTGCCCCCTGAAGGTATCTTTTGCATTTCTTTTTGCACGAAAGCTTGCAGGTCCGTTCCCTCCAAACCATTTTGCTGACCTGTCTTTTCGGCCCGGGCTCGCACTTCCTCAAGTTGAGCTGCTGTTCCTCTGGACGTTGTACCGCGTCTTTTCTTAGGCGCTGTGGCAAAGGGGAAAATATTTGCTGCTGTGCTACTTAGTAGTTTTACGTTTGCCGGAATCTTTTGACCCGCAAATATTTCTCTTTCTCTTGTTTCCGAAAAAGTACTTACCCGCCCCGCCCCTTGATGAGCACCAAACATAAGCCAGTATTCTTTTCCGGGGTTTGCCTTTGCGTACTGTAAGAATCTTTCAAGCTGAACTCGAGCTTCTCTTGGGTTAAACGACTCGTTCGCACCTTGGCGATTGTTTTCGGCCGAGGGCCCTTTAAATCCTTTTTCGTATACCGGCAATCCATACGTTCGCCCATTAGGTCCCGTCTTGCCTACTTCAGCACCAAGCTCCTTTGCAATTTTACCATAAACACCGTTGTGGTTCCCGTTAACGTCTGTTCCAAAAACCAGAACACGGTCATTGGCTCGGATATCGACGGTCGGGTCAAACTGACTCTTAAGAGCCTCCGCGCTCGCCGCACGAGTCGTATACCTCAAAGGGTTGATTGAGTTCTCAATTATTTTTTCTGGGGATGCTGATACCGCAAAGTCTGTGCCCGAAGCCTTTGACCTACCCTCGATAATGTAATCCAGGTACTCAGCTCTTGCTTCCGGATCATTAGGCACCGACCCAAGCTCTTGAAATAACTCCCTGGCTATATTCTGCGAATCCTTAATGAGAGCTTCTTTATCGGTACCCCTAGTAAATCTCGCCGTATTCTGAGGTTCGATGATAGTAAACTTTGAAGCGTTCGGGTTATCCTTGAGGAATCGAGCAACCCTTGGGATAAGAACATTTGCGCTCCTACCGGCTATAAATGTTTGCCTCGCGTCGGTGGCGATGTTTCGTTTCCTAGACTGCCCAATATCGTTTTTGTAAGTGTCCGGGTTCCCAATAACCACGACGAAATCTGAATTGTTAATGTTATATGAGTCCGCCTCGTCTGGATTTTCGGTCGTATCGAAGCTTGAGAGCAGGTCTGATTCCGACTCGGCAAGCGAAGGGTTCTTAGAACGAACTTTCAAACCACCACGATTTACCCCGTGTTGATCTGCCAGGCTTTCAGCTACACCAGCAAAAGGTCCAAAACCGCTACCGAGGTAGGTAAAGGCGCCCTTTTTCTTGGGTTTTTCTGTGTCTTGTCCTGCAGGGGCGGGGTTTTGAGATCCGTCGACCTCATCCAAAGCAGCGTTCTCAACTATGTCAGGCCCGTTCAGAACATCGTTTACCTCAGTGGAATTAGTCGGTCGAAGCTCAGGAGTTTGGTTATTAGCAACTTTTTTAGCTTCTTTAGTCAACGCGCTAGACGCCTCCCTTGGGAGCTCAAGCTGGGCTTTTTGTTTTGCGGCTTGGATTGTAGGTGCGCTGGTCTGACTCGGGAATAAAGTATTGGTCTTAGTCTTCTCTTCAACAGCTTGTTCTGTCTGAGGAATAAGAGTACGGGCTCCACCAAGGCCAAGCTCAACCATACCAGGAACCATTTCACCAATGAACTCAGCCCAGGCGTCGGCCGGATCGGACTTTTCCCCAATCGCTGCACTACCCGCAACTTCACCAGCCGCACCCAACATACCTTGTAGAGCCGCATCTCCAATACCTCGAGCGGCCAAACCCTTTAAACCTTTAGCGGTCTTGAAAAGCATTTCCGAAGGAAGTGCCACAGAAGCCGCATCAAATGCCCCGACTGTAACTCCTCTAGCAAGCGCCCGGTTCTTCATCTCTTGAACTTTTGCTGGGTCGCGAAGAACAGCAGCTACGGCTTCGGTGTTCTGAAGATCCCCGACTTGCGCACGCAAGTCTTCCAAGATCTTTGATCCACCCTCAACGAAGGCTGATCCAGCACCAACACCTGCCATAGTAGAGAGCAGGACGGCCTCTTTTCCTCCACCCGCAGCTCTAGCGCCGATGCTACCCGCAGCACCCAGGGCCATGCCTGGTACGCTTGAACCTAAACCTTGAGCCGCAATAAGAGCCGCAGCTTCTGGGTTGGTAAAAATATTAAGAATTGGCGCAACCCAACCACTACCTCCGGCTTTTTGATATTTAAGCATCGAACGAGCTTTTGGCTGGGCTTGAAGCTCTCTATCTTGTTGAGCAAGCTCGGCGGCAGCTTCTTCAGGAGTATCTAGACCGTTGACCGCGCGAAGAGCTTTGGCCGCCTGCATTGAGGAAGCCATGCCGTTCACGAACTCGTCCTTCATTCTTTGGAAAGTCGACCGCGGATCGGGCTGGAGACTCAATGCTGCCTTGGCCGCTCGCACTTCCTCTTGAGCTTGCACATACCTAGACATGTCGAGCTGCCCTGGAGCAAAAGCCTCATCTTGTACGGACTGCTCGTAAAGATTGAGAACCTGCTCCTGCTCGTCAGGGCCCATTCCCTTGAACTTATCGTTCTGTAGGATTTCTTGAAGTTGCATTGTCTAAGATATTATTTCTTAAAAATGTTCAATAACTCTGACTTCGCGGAACCCTGAGCAGGAGCGGCTCTTTCCTCGGGGGTCTTATTCATATCCATAACTGACCGCAATAAACCTGAAGCATCTCTCCCTGAGGCTTGGAGAGTTTGCGCATATTGGAACAAGAGCTGCTTTTGAACTTCTGGATCAGTAGTCACTTTTAGCATGTCCGCTGTGGAGCTTTGCAACTTATCAAGCTGCATAGCATTGAGTCTTCCATCACCGTACAACTGTTCGTTAAGCATCTGCTTGTCCGCGCCCGCCATAGATTTCTTAAAGCCATCAACAATACTGCTGTCTACGGCTTTTGAGTTAGGATACTTAGCTTTGTATCCGTTAATAGCTGTACTCATCGCTTCTAATTCTTGAACAGATAAAGCCCTGTTTTGTGCATTTGCACCAACCAGAGCCGCGCTCATAATGCCCTGCACGTACTTGCTGTCTGCGTTGTTTTCACCGGTAAGGTTCTGAATCATCACAGCAAAGTCTTTTTTAACGGCTTGCGACGAAGCCAGGATTGTGCTGTTCAAAACTGAAGCCTGCGCCCTGTCGCGAACTTGTTTAAGTTGGTTAAATTGCTCGGGTGTGGCGCCTTCTAGAATCTCGTTTCGGAATGTAAAGTTTGTCAGCTGCTCTTGAGCATTCATGTCGCCTTTGTAAGCTCGGGAGTAAAGCTCGTTGATCGTGTTAAGTTCGTTATTTAAAAGCGACTGCATGTCCATTGCTCGGTTGTATTTGATTCGCTCAAGATTGGGCTGCGACTTTTCTAGAACACTTTGCATCCGCTCTAAGACGGCCCAAGGTTCCGCATCCTGCAAAGCTTGTCTGGCCGCATTATCCCTGGTGGTCTGCTGCATTTGCGACTGGACCAACGGCATGGTCTCTTGAGGTCGGAAAAGCCCGGTGTTGACGTTTTGAGCGCTATAGTTGCCCGGGCGAAGCAAGCCATCCTCTTTTACGGGGATTAAATACTGCGCCGGTTGCATCTGCTGTTTGTTTGCTAAGCCTAAGGCCATAAATTATCTCCCAAATAAGGGTACGGTATTTCGTGAAGACCAGGGTGCAGAAGGAGCATACGGGCTGAAGCTTCCGGCTCCGCCACCGCCGAGACCGGTTGCCTTCGGGATAGGGGTCGCCCCAAAAGACGAAGCTCCTCCACCACCACTCGCCCCATTGCTCCCTCCAAAGATTCCGCCAAGCCCACCAAAAAGATTGCCCATACCACCCAGCCCGCCGGAAGAACCGGCTGCGCCCCCACCAATACCGCCCAAAGCGGATACACCAGAAAGCAGTCCACTGGCCAAACCACCAAAGCCCTGACCGCTGACGGCGCCCTCGATACCGCCACCCAAACCAGAACCAATCTTGGCTCCAGCCATCGTACCGATTCCAGGAGCAATGAAAGAACCTGCGATAGCTCCTAGACCGCCACCGATAAGACTGCCAAGCCCACTACTGCCCCGCTGTTGGAACTTCATCAGGTCGTAGTTGTACTTGTTCATGGCGTTTGTATTCGCCGTGTTTGTATCCGCAATAGCCTGATCGTTCTTGATTCCGGTGTTGTAGTACCGCTGTTGATTCTCGATGTCGTTATTGTACGTGGTCGTGTAGTTGGTCAGGTTCGTATTAAACGCAACCTCTTGGTTTGAGATGGCTGTATTCGCGTCCTGCCTGGCTAGGACATCTGCGGGGCTGAACAAAAGATCGGTGGGCTTGACCGGTGTGAGCGCATTGGCATCACCCAGAAGAGTTTGATAGTTTTGAAGCCCCGCGTTCTTCATGTCCATTGTGGTAGCGCCAAAGTCGCGAGCGGTAAGGTTTCTTGCTCGTTGGCTGGAGGAGCCGGCGCCCGAGGAAAAATCCCTAAAGGCCGCGCTGCCAAACAATTGATCTTCTACATCCTGGGGAATCTCTCCACGCATCTGGGCTGAAACTGTGTCCGCCGCAGATTTAAGATTGTCCATGACCCCAGGGGCAACACCTTCAAGGGTGCGCTGGGCCGATTGATTTGCCGCACTAGAAAAACCCTCCAGATCCCCAAGAACGCTCTGCTGTTGCATGAAGTCAGGGTACGCATTGAGGTAAGAGCCAAGATCGTTTAGATCCAGGTTTAGTAGCTGACCAAGTTTCTCCAGATCAATCTGAGAAAACTTTGGAGCCTGAAGTTCTGGTGGTTTAGGAGGACTTTTCTTACCCATATTACAGTCCCATCCTGGCTAGCCGGTCGAAGAACGACGCTGGGTAGATCGACGTGCGATCAAAATGTTTATGTCTGGAAAAACCTACATGTGTAGGCCGTCCGAGGTTTTCAAATACAGGTTTAATCATGCGACCCAAACCCCCATGCAAAAGACTGACCGTCCAGTCCACCCAGAGAAGCTTTCCGTCAGCCTTGTGAGCCCAGCGATCCCGAGCCTGCTCAGGACCATCAACTCTGCGAAACAAAGTAACCCCTTGCACCGCCTTGTATTTGTTTACATCCCGATCCAGAACAAGGGCCATATTTTGCATATGCCATTGGACGGTCTTTTCCGGCTCCTGGCAGTGAGGAAGCATGACTTTCACAAAATCGATGGTTTCCTGTATAAAGGGAGGATTGGCCGGAGTCATGTGTATTGTCACTATTCTGCCAGTAATAATATACAGATCAACAACATTTTAAGGTGCAGGGGCTTCCTGCTCTGGGGCCGGATCCTGGGCGGGTACGTCTGCGGGTAGCGGTTCGTTACCTTCGGCCAGCCATTTTAGGTAGGCTTGGTAGTCGGTGTTGGCTGGGTCGAATGGGATACAGTAGATGTAGTCACCAACAATCATCTGAACTGCGTTGTTTATTTTAAGTGTAGGACTGTAAAGCAGTTTGTACATTTTATAACTCCGAGTTAAATGCTACAAGCGCTCCTGTGGCAATGGTGTAAAAAAAGTTTCCAGATCCAGCTGTTAGCCCAGTTGTGTCAGAATAAAGCGATGATCCTCTTGTGCTTACAACATCTTGAACAAGAGTGGTTGATTTTATTGTTGAGCCTTGATACGTCTCATAATAGTCTGTACCAGTTGTTGAAACCAGCACTGGATTTGCTCTCATATTTACTGGAAAATACACGCTCCCATAAGACCTTGTTGTACCCGCGTTAAAACCGCTGAAAATTGGTTTGGTTGAACCTCTTGCGTGTTCATAATAATATCTCTGACACAATGCCAACTCGGTTCCATACGGCCTACGCTCAAAGTCGGTTGCGGTTGAACCTGCTTCGAGTTGGACTCCTGTGATGTAGAAGGTGGCTCCGTTTGTGCCAACCAGACTTACAGACCCAGTTGGTTGATAAAAGAAACCAGATTGCCACGAATTAGCAGTTCCACAGTAAGTTGCTCCGCATCCAAGGCTAAAGATTAAATAAAGTCCAACACCATTAGTTGTTGATCCTAATGCATAAGAAGTGTTTGGTGGAATTGTTACGCTAATCTTTGTCCAAGTATTAGCTGAAGAAATTGTATAGTTAAAAGGATATGAACCATAACCAGTAGTTAAAGAGGCACCAAAGCTACCAGTGAGCGAAGATTGCACCCAAAACGAAATAACAATACTTTGTGCGCTTGCGGTATTGTAACCAAGATCAGTTACATTATATCCTTCTACTGCTTGAATTACAGCAAAGAAATCACCTGATCCTACAGAATACGAAGAAGTTGAAGTTACTAATAGACTATTAGTAAATCCAGTTGGAGCCGTTGATGATTGTTGTGTGTTATATTTGCTTGCAGTGAGTTGAGTGTTCCATCTATCCAAGCAATACCCACCATTCGAAAGTGAAGTGCCACTTGTTACATTTCTTTGGTTAATCCGCATATCTCCATTGATAATACGATTTCGGAAACCTGTCAGCGCAGAGGTTTTCTGCACACTGCCGTCATTGAAGGTTACACCGTTTGTGCCGTGGACAGATACACTCATGATATTGCCTCAGTAGGTTCGTCCGCAGGAAGCGGAGTATTGCCTTCGGCTATCCACTTCTCGTATGCAGTCCAACTTGAGTTAAATTCGCACTTTGTAATATAGGTAGAGTCTTCAATTCTAAATACGCATTCCGAGTTAAGAGTAAGTTTATAGTTCATATTATAGCTCCGCATCAGCCGTGTAGTGACACAAAAGCGGGGAACCCGCATAACCTCCTGACGGCCCTGAAGTTTCGTGGAGGGCAACGCCTTTTGTACCCGCGTAAAGAGTAATCCCAGGGTTGACATTATTCCCGATTGACCCGTTCCAGAAAGACGAAAACCGGTTTAGATTTCCCTGATTGTCCCGATAATTAAAATCCGGAGCCCTACGCATTTCTGTAGCAAATTTTATCGCACCGCCTCCAACGTACCAAGAGTTTGGTACGTAAAGCTCTTGAACACCTAAAACCATTCCGTTATTAGTCACTGTTCCAGGAGCTACATTCATTGAGTACGACTTATCGTAATACCTCTGACACAACGCTAATTCCGTACCAATCGGCCTGCGCTCAAACTCAGTTGCGGTTGAGCCTGCTTCAAGTTGAACGTTTGCTATCTTCCAATTTCCGGTTGTTTGATTATTAACGTACATAATAAGATACAGACCGTTTTGATATTCTGAGCCGGAAGGAATAGAAGCTACGGACGAATACCTTGCTAACGAAGACGTAACAGTCCAAGACCCGCCCGTAACTGCTGTATTGGCCCCGAAATTGTCTTTCGCATTAGCCGCGTAAAGCACCCAGCTTACAGTTGTAAGAACGCTATTGGCTAGATCTGCTGAAATCACAATACTTCCCCCAGCTAGGTCCGCCGAATTTGCCGCCTCAATTCTTTGAGAGAATTCAAGCTGCGATATACCTGCGGCCCCATTGATCTGATAATAGAACTGCCGCCCACCTGTTGTATCCGCAATACGTTGTGCCGTTACGTTCGATCCCGAAGGAAGTACCGTAAAACGATCTATTGTGTATGTGGTTGCAGAAGCCGTCACCGTATGACTCGCCCCAGCATTCCTCTGATCAATCCGCATATCACCATTGATAATACGATTTCGGAATGACTGATTATTAAGGTTGTTAATTGTAACTGCACCGCTCGAACTTACAGATAGAATATCAGCCGTAGTCGCTCCGCTGTTACCCCTCGCCAGCTTAATCGTGCCATCGGGTGAGGATGGGACGGATAGAGTAAAGTTGTTTGTTCCAGTTGCTGACTGGCCGATTTGAACTGAGTTTGCTTTGAGGAGGCTCATAGATTGTCTTATGCGAAAATTAATACACAAACGTATGCCGCATCATAATACGAAGCAGCGGTATATGTATAAAAAGTAAATACGCCCAACGAAGAAGAAGAGACAGTATGAGCAGAGTTGCCTATATTTATAGCAACTCCAGAAGCGTGATGCGCTGAAAATAAGAAAGCGTAATTTGTATTAGGAAATGGTGTGCTAAAATTAACGGTATGAGTACCAGTAGTTGTTCTTGAAACACTAGAAACATTCCCGCTCGAGTATATAAACCTATTAGTGGCCGAGGCATCAGCTGCCCCACTTGCGTTTCTGGTGGCATCAAAAGCAACCCAAGCCCGTGCGCCAAATATGGGAGCAGAACCACTCTGCGCTCCATCTAGTTTTGCAGCAGTAATTGCTGCTGCATTCACTTTAGCGGTAGTTACCGCACTAGCAGCAATGTCAGCAGTCGTAATGCAATCGTCTGGCAACCCCCCTGCGGAGATTCCAGTTATCGTTCCAGTTCCGTTGATTGAGATAGGCATATTAAACCACCGTCCAAACCCCGCCGGTCGGGATCGTTACAGTGACTCCTGTGTTCACGGCGATCGGGCCGGCCGACACTGCATTCTTATTGCTGGTCATCGTGTAATTCGTTGTCACGGTTTGATCATTCTCCCAGAAAATTTTATCAGATCCACCCCCGACAGCCCCTGCGGCTATGGTGATTGCGTTGGATGTAACCGATGTCACCCGACCTTTTGCGTCTACGGTGATGGTTGGAATGGATGAAGTACTTCCGTAACTGCCCGCCGAAACACCCGTTGTAGCCAGGGTTGCCGAACCCGTAACGTTACCAGTGCCGTCAAACGAGCCGGATGTATAAGAGACATCGCCTGTAATCCCGATTGTCCGTCCGGTAGCCAGGGCCGTAGCCGTAGCGGCGTTGCCCGTACAAGAGCCAGCAGAACCGGATACGTTTCCAGTTACATTTCCCGTAACGTTTCCAGTCACACTTCCAGTTACGCCACCTGTAGCCGTAATCGCTCCGGTGACTGCCAAGGTTCCAGATAATGTCTGAGACGCCCCTGCTATCGTGCCGGTTAAGGTCGGAGAAGCTGACATAACTACGTTGCCGGTGCCAGTAATAGCGTTGGATACCAGGGATTTGTCGGAGCCTGTAAAGACGGCCTGGAGAGCTGTAGCCGAAGAAACGATTGGAGCAGTTGTAAGGGTAGTAGCCCCGGACACGGACAAGGTTGTTGCCGTAACCGGCCCAGGAGTATTCGCACCAAGCGTACCATCCAATATACCGTTGGAGGCTTTGATTGTATTAATGGCTTTACTCATTGTTGTAATATATTAGGCCAAACTTGCGGCTTTCTGTAAAAAGGTGAGCGTGTCCGAGTCGGTCTTACCAACCTTCTTGCCTGCATACTGAGCGATTTCGGATAGGGTCATCTAACTATTCCAAGGGAAAAGAACAACTGAAACTTTAGGATTGAGAATATCGTTAATTTGCTCGGAAAGACTTGCTTCAAGTCCGGCAATATCAACTGAAGACGTAACCCAAGATTTTACCGTGTCTTCAGTAAGTTGATCAAATGGAATGAATGAATCTCCTGGCTGGCTAAATGAGGCTGTACCATAGCGAGCGCAACTTGCATTATTATCAGTTGCTGTGTATTCCCAATCAACCTGCACAACAAAATTTTGTTTGTTGTCCAATTCTTTTGCAACTTTAAGTTGTTTGATGTTTAAATTATATTCCATATTATGATCCACACATTATAACCCAAGCTGTTCCATTTGAAACAAGTGTTGCCCAATTTCCTGCGGCACCCCCAAGTATTGCAGTCCCAGCAGCTGCATTATTTCTAGGAACAACGCTTGCCGGAGTTGCCGAGACAACCGCAAAAGCTTGAAGTGTTTTTATTGTAAACTCTCTTCCTGTCCAAGATGATGCCGCTGGTAGAGTAACCGTGCAGGTTGATACAGCCTTGTTTACAATAATCCAATTTTCAGTATCGGCTAAAGTAAAGTCAGCAGTCTTTGTTACTGGCGCACCCCGGCCAAATGAACCTACGACTTCTAGCTTGTTGACTGGTGCTGTTACTCCAATCCCGACATTCCCAGCAAAATAAGATTGAGCTGTTGCATCAGAATATATTGCCCAGTTGCTTGTTCCAGCAGAAGGATTAACAATACGGACTCCGTAATTGTAAGATGCGTTATACGCACTTGCGTATATTCCAGTATTTACAGAAGCCGATCCAGCAGATTGTCCCATGATGGAATAATTAACTGTACCAGCACCACCGTTATTAACGCAGTTAATACCTTGACCACCTGTGTGAATTACCTCTAATCGTGATCCAGGATTCGTAGTCCCAATCCCGACATTGCCTCCTGGGGCAATATATAATCTTTCAACGCTTGCTGCGTTAGATCTTTCCCTAAAAGCAAAACCATTACCCGATCCATTTCCAGCTGAGTCTTGGTTTGATAGTTCCCACCAATAATCGGGATTTGTTGTGTATAAAGAAATATAATTTCTGAAATTTGATGCATTGGCCCCACCTTGAAAGCGAGCGACTTCATTTGCTGAAGTTGGGTTTACCGTTAGAGTATGAAGTTTTGTGGCAGGAGTTGTAGTCCCAATGCCAACATTACCAGATCCAATAACACTAATTGCTGGATTAAATGTTGTTCCGTCTGTTGCGCTTACAACTCCAATTTGAACTCCTGCGTCAGCATAATCTGCGCCATATAATTTTGTATTAAAACTTGTTCCAACTTGACCAATGCCAAGCCCAAATCTATATTTATTTGAAGTATTGTATAATGATATTTTTTCGCCAACTGTTCCGCTAAAAGCTAATTTTGCATCTGGGTTCGTTACCCCAATCCCAACATTGCCACTTGAATCAATGCGGAGGCGTTCGTTTGCGTTTGTTGATAAAGCCGCAACACCGCTTGCTGGTGAATACCAAGATGGAGTTGTGCCTAATGCTGGAGAGCTTGCGGCTGCATTTTGAAGAAATATTTCTTTCCCTTGAATGTTTCCATTTGAGACATCTAGTTTGACAGTAGGACTCGTCGTCCCAATCCCAACATTGCCACTTGAATCAATGCGGAAGCGTTCGTTGTAATCTGTGCCAAATGCCAAATGCCTTGCACCAGATGTATCCGACCTGTCTGCTCTTATTAAAACACCGTTGGCACCATCTGGAACAACCCTTAAAACAGAACCAGATGATCCAGCCGTTCCTACTTCAAGTTTAGCTGTTGGGCTGACAACCCCAATCCCAACATTTCCGTTGTTATCAACAACAGCGAGTGTTGATCCTGCATTAAAATTTAATTTAAGAGCCGTGTCGTTTGCAGTATAACCCAATCTAAACTGATTGGTTCCGTCTGGACGATCAAATTGAATTGCGCCGCCAGTTGCTATGTGAAGTTTTGTCTGAGGACTCTCAGTCCCAATTCCAACATTGCCACTTGTGCTTATTGTTGCAGCTATGGAGTTATTTGCGTAAAGGTTTACTGGATGATTTGTTTGCGACCCGATTGCTATTGATGTATCAGAACGATTAAACAGTATGCCAGTCATAGTTCCGTTTGTAACTCTTATTCCGCTATTTGCAGATGCGACTACATCTAGCCTTGTGCCTGGACTCGTCGTTCCAATCCCAACATTTCCACTCGCATCCTTGTAAATCTGTCCACTTCCCACATTGATGACAGCTGTGGAGGCGGTGATTGCACCAGTCACTCCTAAAGTGCCGGTCAACGATGTAGCGCCTGAACCGTCTATGCTGGCCCTTTGAACTCCGTTTGTCGTCACAGCTAGAGTATTCGCCGCCGGAAAGTAAACTCCGGTGTCTGTATCTTCAAAAGTGGTGATGGACGGAGCTGCGGCTGTGCCCGCTTGAAATTTTAAGGTTCCTGCAATCGTATCGGCTGCCGTGAATCCAACAATTTCAAGGGTATCCCCGGCTGTTGCTGGGGTTACAAGGGTGAAGGATGTTCCGTTGGATACGTCCACATCGGTACCCGTGACAAGTTTGGTTCCATTTTGAAAAACATCGAGTTGATTAGGTGTGTATCCACCAGATACTGAGAAAAGGGTCTGGGCAGCAGTAGCGGTAAAAGCTAGTCGTTTAGGAGTTGCGGGACTACTGAAATACCCGCTAGCAAGACCGACAACATCGATCGTGTCACCGGCCGACGCGCCCGTGGATAAAACAACAGTCGATCCACTAGTCACAGTTACCGTGGTCCCGTTGACCAACTTCAGCCCGTTCTTAAAGACGTCAATCTTGCCAGGCGTATATCCGCCAGACACCGTGAATGTAGTTTGAGCTGCGGCGGCAGTGAATGTTTGCCTTACGTAAGCGGTTGCGCTTGAACCCCCAGAAACAACCCCACCAATCCCACCCCACGTAAGGCCGTTATAACCTTCAAACTCGCCCGTGGTGGTATTAAATCTTAGCTGGCCACCTGCAGGGGTAGGTCTTTGAGCTGTCGTACCTGAAGGGATCTTAAATGCGTCCGAAGAATTAAACTGAGCGTAGCCATTTGCATTAAAGGCATTGGAAACAGTTAGATTCTGAATCGATGTATTTCCCGTGAGTGTGGAATTATTTACTGGAACACCGCCCGCGCTTGTCGCCCAGGCTGTGGCACCACGGACTTTCATGCCGGGCATGGTCGTTGAGTAGTACATGTCTCCGACCTGAAGCGGAGATCCGTCCACTCTTACTGTTGGGTCAGTGGCGCTAGAACCAAGAAAAGTTGTATAGTACCTATTTATCTCCTCCAACTTTGAGTTTACTGTCTCAATCGTAGATAGATTGCTGTTAAGGTTTACAAGTTGAGAATTACTGGCCGCAAGCGTGTTGATCGAATCAATGCTATTGGCATCCGTAACAACGCTGTCGATGTTGTTGGATACAATGTCAATCGCTGAAAGATTTCCAGCTACTACCGAGATATCGCCGCTATCAACTGTAGCCGTTCCTCCGATAGCGGAATCTCCTATGACTGTTACTGGCGTAATTACTTCGCTCATATGATCGGAATAACTCCACCGAGTGAAAAGTTCTGCGCTTGGACTCGGATTGAGTGGTGCTCACCTGTCTTGGATTCCCGTAGCTCATCACGCAGAAGCATAAGAGCTTTCTGTTCATGCATGGCTGCCTGCTCTGCATTGCTGGTAATCGTAAGTGCTGCCAAAGCCATATTGAAAATTGCTGGATAATTCTTGATGCTCATAACATCGCTGTCATTGGTCTTGTAGACCGGACGCTTCTTGACCAGAAGACGGACATAAGAGCTGCTGGCCCAGTTGCCGCGAACAAAGTAAGCGCGGTATTGGACGTTGTTTACCCGGGTCTCCCCTCTTGCGACCATACAGGGCGAGGCGGTTAGATTAGCGGTATTATTAGAGTCAATATCGACCTGCTGATAGCCCGGTCCGTTTTCCTTGAAATCATAAAACTCGTCGTACACCGGGATCGGATATCCGTTAAAAGTTGCGCCCAGAATAGCTTCAACGTCGTTGGGTACGTAAACAAGACCATCCGTCTGGTCGATTGTAAGCGTATAAGTTTTGATCGTGCCAACAAAAGTACCCATCCGCATACACTGCTCTTCGCTTTGATTAATGAAGCGGGTCAGTTCCGAGTCAGATAACCTCAACCCATTCGGAGCCTCAAGAGCAAATCGGGCTTTCATATAACCAAGCGTCCCCGGAATTGCTGTCGATAAAGCCGTTGTGTAGGTTCCGTGCCGTTTGGACTCAAGCTCTACGCTGAGCTCTTCTTCCAACATCTTAATGGCCTCGGCTTCAAACTTCGCCGCTTGCTCCAGGCTGAGCTGTGCATTTTTGGATGATAGTGAAAGAGCTGTTAAAGCCAGCACCGCAAGTTTCACGATCTGGTAGTTGGATACAGGAAGTACAGCTGTATCAGAAACAATGTAACTGTAGGTCGGAAGAGTCAGTCCGTCCTTTACGCCGTAGCGCAAAGAAAAAAGTAAGAGTCGCTTTTTGGTGATCAGAAGGTCTTGAGCCTTGTTGACCATGTCGAACAGCTTGGCGTCCTCAAGCTTGATACCGAACTCGAGATCCAAGCCGAGCTTGGCTCGAACATATCCCATTGTGCCGACGGCATGGGTTGAGAGCTTGGATTGATAAACGAGCCGACGCGCCTCTTCAACCGACATATCGGTTTTGTAAGCCAAATGCTCCACAGCTTTAGCTTGGAGACTCGTGGCCATGTCGACCTGGTTGTTTTCTTCACGCCACAACGCAAGAACCATCAATTTAAGGGCTTCAAGGTCTGCAATAATTAGTTCATCTGCATCGTTCTCAACATCGTCCATTTTCTTTTTGCCAGTAACAATGACGCTTGTAGGAGCTGGGCTTACAGATGAATCAATTCTAAATTGAATGACGTTGGCGGTAGAGCCGATGGGCTCAAAGTTTAAAGGTACGAGATCCCCATCGTCGTGAATGAAAACGTACGCATTGTCGCAAAGTAGTACATTGCCAGAAGCCAGGTTTGCGTTGTTGTTTTTGGCAACACGAACAATTGACTCTAGTTGTGAGGGCAGCGTAAACACGCCTGAGGTGACATCGACCTTGTACTTGGCTACCGCCCCAAGCCATGCACGAATCGCATGCAGACGGCGTTGAGCCTGGTTGACCCGTTGAATTACACGAGCATCCGTTGACGGAACTCCGTTATCAACTACCCGCGCAATTTCTGATTTGATTTCGCCAAATGTCATTAGGTGTTCGGGTAGAAAGGAATCTTTCTAATCGTTCCGTTAATTGTTACTTGAAGATAGCCAACAGGAGTTGCCGGGAGAGCTGCTGCCCCGCCAGCAGAAACACTTGTTGTAGCCGTTGTTGCCGAAGGTAGAACGATGCTCCCTGCGGTTAAAACTCCTGCCGTTGTGATGTTAGCCGCAGTCAACAATCCAGCCGAATTGATCGAAGCAGCCGTCAGAGAAAGTGAACCGCCCGTAATCGCGCCTGTTCCAACATTGATCGCCGTGGCGGAAACTGTACCCCCAGAGGAGGTAATATTACCCGACGCAGTGATATCCCCGGCCGTAATGCTAAGGCTTCCACTCGACATGGTGATACCGCCGGTCGTAGAAAGACCGCCAGTTATTGCTAAAGTCCCACTCGTGGGGTGAATCAATGCGGGGGTGGTTACAGATGTGTCGGTTTTAATCGCCCCAACCACATCCAACTTTGTTGTAGGTGTCTCGGTTCCAATACCAACTCGACCGGCATACGTGCCTGTATTATCGATTGCAAGAGATGGGTTGATCAACCGAATGTTTCCCCCGGACACAGTGAACCCGCTGGTAAACGTGTTCTGGGCGCTGATCGAAATCCATCCGCCGTTATAGATTTTAAGGGTCGGATTGGCTGTGGAAGAATCCAGCCAGATCTTGGACTGATCGTTCGGGGCCGTTGTGCTGAGAACAAATACGCTGGCGTCCGAAGCTGGGACAGAAAGATTTTCGGCAAACAAAGATAACAACTCTTGTGGGGTTGCGTACTTTGTACCGGCTGGAAGTGTTGATGCGAGTAGAGCCATAATTTAACTTTGACCTCCTAAGAGTGCGTTTCCTGTAAGTGTTAAGGTGTTACCTTGGGTAACAATCGCTACATTGGTTGCTACGCCAGCCCCATTAGCCGAACCCAAATTACCAGCCCCTATTCCTGTACTTGCGCCCCCTACCAAATAAGAACTATAAACAGCCGAGCCTGTGTAATTCCTTCCTCTTGGTTCGCTGACGCCCACAACAATACCGGCTCCGCCGCCAGCATCTCCTGGGTTCGGGTGGTCTCTATCCTGAGTAATACCTAACCCGCCTGTTCCCCCAGACCCTATAACGCCAGAATTTTCAATAGTGAGGGGATAACTCAAAAGAATAGCCGAGCCGCCTTTGTTGTAGGATCCGGCCCCAGGATAAGAATCGCAACACCCTGTGGTAATACGGTCGCCGCCTTTTCCTGCAATAATGCCATTTGCAGGACTATTTGTCGTACCCCCGCTTGTTGCAGGCAGGATAAGTTTTATTTTAGACCCTACAGGCCAGCTCCCAGTTTGTAATGCATAGGTACTTGTATCTGTGCTTCCAATATTACCGAGCACAGAAAACTCTACGGTGGCGCCAGAGCCCACATAAGGGTAGCTAGCTAAAAAGAGATCGCGCAGATTTAAGTTATAGGAATTGGTATTAGCGGTACCAATATCCAACTTGAATGTCGCGCTATCGACGATGCTAACCATCATAGCGTTAGCTCGTGTACCCAAATGAGATTGTCGCGTTGGCAACGGTGCCTGAGAGATTTGAGAAAGTGGCGGTGACGCTTGTGCCGGCGGCAATCACAGTGCCGTTAGCGAGTGCTGGGGTAAGTGTGATTGTGGCAGAGCCAGAACCAAACGTCGTTGTGACGGCCGTATTAATGGTCATGGCGTGGGTAGTCTTAAAGAGAACAACAGTTTGAGTGTTGTAAGGTTGAAAGACATTGGCGCTCACCTGCTGACGAAGGCTTGTAGAACCAGCGGCGGTAATAAGCCCCTGGTCGTTTACAGTGAATGTTGGGACTGCGCTATTAGAGCCGTAAGAGCCCGCGGTAAGCCCGGTACGAGATTCAAGATTTTCTGGTAGGATGGTGCCTACAGCTATCTTGGCGCCTGTGACAACGCGCGCGGCTAGTTTGTCAGTCGTGACAGCGGAAGTTGCTAACTGCTGGGACGAAACCGATCCGCTTGATAAAATGTTTCCACGAAGCTCGGAGATAGCAATTTTCTTGGTTACCGAAGAGTTTACGACCGGAAGCACATCCGTGCTGCTTAAAGTCCCTGAAAATGATTGTAGGTCTGTGATCTTGGGCATAGCGGAATCTCCTATTCTGGGCTACTGACCATTCTATGTCAATAATGAAGTATCGCTTTGATCTGTAAGGGGTTCGCCAAATAGCGTTGAACCGCCTGATAAAGTTAAAGTGCCTGGCTCGGTCAGTAACTCTTCAGATATTACAGAGCTACACACTTCAGAGTAGTGAAGAAACAGTGATGGTTCCACGGCATCAAGCTGTAGCCATTGCCCTTTATTAAGTTCGTTACTCATTAGATGTTGCCTCCCACCTGTTCAACCAAAGTCTGACAATGTAAAAACATCTTTTGTAGGGTTGCGTTACCCGTCCACACAATGCGCCCTTGAAAATCATACCCATGCGAAAACATCCTGTTTGTCAAAGGGTCGGCTTGTTCCCGCGGGTTCATAAGCCGGATTTGAGGCGCAAATTGAGGTTTAAGGTTTGGAATGGTTGAAAGAAAACCGGTTGTGTCAACAACATCCGGAGTGGCTCCACTTTGATTAAAACCATACGGAGTTACCATCACAGAATAAGTTGAATTGGGCAGAGTGCTGGGATAGGAAAGTTTAAGGTAAAGATAATTACCGGTGGGCCTATATAGATTAAAGAATTTCGATGCAACTCTATCGGTTGGGAGATTGACGTTTACTGTCCTAAAAGAATTATAAAAAGCTGTATAGTTGGCCGAGCCGCTTACAAGAGCCGACACCTCGGTCGGTGTTAGACTGGACACAAGATAAGATACGCCGATGTAGTAGGGCGCGGATCCGGTACCTGGAGGAGTTTCTCCGGTTGTAAAGTCGAGACGAAGTCCCAACCCACGAGTAATTCGACTTGAGTATTTAGTCAGATCTATTTTGTTCAATGTAGCCGACAGTGTGGCCAGTTGGGTCGGCGTCAAAGATGAACTTAGATTTGCCTGGGTAATTGCATCACCACTCAATTCACGAATAGAAACCGAGGTCTCTGGGAGCATGTAAAAGTTGTCCCAGAATATCCAGCTGGGGTATTGGTCTGGCTTGTAATACACTTCAACATCCGTTTGGTCTCGAAGATTTGAAAACCAAAAGTCTGAGCGTATTAGCTTCTTCAGCTCATACATCGATCTGAATGAATAAGCCGTTGTCTCAAGTTCTGCTCGAATAGGCACAGACCCAGAAGAACTTCCGGTAACAGAAAGAGCGAATGTTGAAGAGTTTTCCGCGGGTAAGGTTCCGGTTGGAGATGCGGTCACATATATGAATCCTGTGGTATTGATTGGTCCGAGATCTACTTCAATAGAGGCTTTTCCTGAAGCTTGAGTTGAAAGCGTAACCGTCATTGTTTTTAGAAAAGGAGAGATTCTAGAATCAGAAGAGAAAGTATTTTCAGACACGTCGAGACTGCTAACGGCATAAGAAATAGATATTCCTTGGGTTCCCATCCCGGTGGATGTCCAAATTGTGTTTGTGGATTCGTTCTCGGTGCTAAGAGTTAGTTTTACGTTCTGTGGGCCGAGGGCAGCTATCTTGTTTAAGTCAAACTTACCGTTTGTAGTTCCAGCGAGAGCCGCAAGTTGGTATGTGCCCGACAAAAGACTATTTGTGAATGTCAATTCGCTGCCAGCAATTGGGCGATCTTCGTGAGTGCTTGGGTCAATTTCCCATACGCTATTTAGATTACAACTGATACCCAGGATAAAAGCCCTATTCCTACGACCAAAGTCGCCAGCAATAACTTGAAGCATGTCAACGCCGGTCCATACACCGTCGTAAGCTGCGGCCGTTTTACCAAGACTCCCTGTCATGGAATTAAAATCCAAGCTGATCAGGGCTTTATAAATCTTCTTGGATTTACTGTTAAATGTCTCTGGTTGATACTCCTGGGGCAAGGCAGTCATAAGTACGCGACCGCGATCTGTGTAAGCTAGACTCACGTCCTGAAGAAGGTGAATAGGTTCTTGATCGAGGATATAGTTCATTTCCGCGCTCATGGCCGTATTCCCGTACGTCTCCATTTCTGCAGTTGCGTTTTTGTAGGTGCGAAGTCCGTCGTTGGACCGAAAGAATAAATCGCCGTTAACCTGGGCAAAAGCATCAGGGCCGACGGCTCCAATGTTAGTGTAAAGGACAGTTTGGAAGCCTGCTGTAGTGCCCCACTGAGATCTTGGAGTAGTTACGGCAAAAGTAGCTGCGCCAAACTCGCAGAATACAAACAACTGTCCTTGCCCCGCTACCGTGTTCTGGGTGGGAACAAACTGCATTCCGGTAATTCTTCCCATGAACGAAGGCATGAGAAGACTTCCACCCTCATTGAGATATGTGTTTTCCGTATTAAATAGAACTGAAGCTCTGGGATCTGAAAGAGGATAGTTTACAACTCCAGAGCTTGTTGTCCCGGCTTTAACGTTTACGTGAGAGCCGACAAGGTCTAGGGCCTGAATTTCAAAACGATTTGGGTTGGCGACAAAAAGCCTTCCCTGGCCGTAAGCCATAATTGAACCAGTTGGAACTTCAGAAGGACTTTCAAGGATAGCGTACGCTTTTGCTCCTGAACCCCCTCCACCAGAAAACGTAATAGTAGGTGCTGAAGTGTACCCAGACCCAGCGTTTGCGACTGTGATCCTTTCGACCTGACCGCTGGTAGCACTAACCGCGGCGTTCGCCGTAGCAGTCACTCCGCTACCACCTGGAGCAGAAATAGTCACTGTAGGAGCTGATGTATAACCAGTGCCTCGATTTGTAATCAAAACAGACAATACTTTTCCGCTTCCAATTCCAGTTGAAATAGCTGGATTAGAAGTTATGTGAGCCCGCCGAATGTTTTCTCCGTCAAAAATAAAAGGAGCGCTAACACCGTCTTGAATGATTAAGTATTTTTCAGCTTGGCAGAAGTAGTGGCGGTTGGTCTCGTGGTTCTGATCGGGCCAAGGACGCTCAGCAGCAGAAGAATCTCTTGAAAACCGTAGTGCAAGCGCGGCATTCGTAGTTCCAACTACGTACGCTTGAGCGTTCTTGCTAAAGCCACTGCCTCCGTCAGAAACAGTGACGTAGTTAAGTGCCCCAGAATTGGTTATTGCGGATGCTGCAAAGTCTGTACCTGTTTTACCAAGAAGAACTCCTGTTGGTAGTGGATCTTCAATAATGACTTTAGAACTGTTTGTGAGCCCAGTCCCATTGGTTGCCTTGCCTGCACCAGCTACCCTCAGGGTGTAATACGTGGTGTCCATAAACTTTGGAAGGTTTATGTAGCCGACGCACGGATTGTAAATTGTGTAAGAGCCTACGGAAGACCCAACGGAAGAAGATGAATTGGCCGTATAAGTAAATGAGGTTAAGGTAGGAGTTGTTAAAATCGTGGCGTCTGTAACGTTTAGGTGTGTTTGCAATGTTCCGGCAACCGTAACTTTGTCTCCCGGGTTTAATTGATGCGGGGCGCTTGTTGTGAGAGTTGCCGTCGTCCCGGAGCACGTAATGCTGGAGATCGTCTTAGCGGAAATTACAGTCCCTGAAGTTCCGTTCAGTCGGATTATCTTTTTTGTTTGTGGATCAATTCGAAAGATCCATCCACCCGCTGCTGCAATAATGTAGGTCTTGCCCTTCCCGGCGTCGGCTAAATCAGAAGCTTCGTCACGGTTGGCAGGTTGAGTAAATAGTGTAGCGCCTTGAAAATATGCTCCGTGAAAAGCTTCAAGAGCATCCGGATCTTCGGGGTCAGATTTTAGGTCAAGCTGCACAAACCCTGGTCGTGTCTTTACGGTCCCACCACGAGCCGTCACATTGACGCCAAGAGCATAACTCTTTTGGCTAATCATGTTGGGTTCCTTTGAAGAATCCATGCCGCTTTCCAGCCCGTTAAACCCTGCTACCTGACGTCCTGAATCTTCTATGGCCATATGGTTATTTTCTCAGAAATAAAAGCCGTTTCAACCTTTGGACCGTAATACTTCCCAGTTGTCTCGCCAGGCTGAATTAGCGGCGAAATAGATAGACTTTGTCTTGGGGAGCTTTGCTCGGGGGATTACAAACACGGCGTCCTGCGGAATGTGATAAAAGATAAAGATATCGCAGTCAGTTTTGTTGTAGGTCGTCTTTACTTTATTGGTTTTAAGAAGAGCTCCGTATCCGTAGCCAGGACCTTTTACGGCAAGGAATTTCAGCTTATTTCGCGCTTTGGTGTCAGACGCCCCAGACGTGGTCTTAACCTGAACTCTTCTGAGCTTACCTCTCCAGTCCGTGATTAAATCGTACCCTTCATCAATTACGGGCGTACAAACCAGAAAACCCTGTTCTAGGAGTTTGGCGGCCACTCTTTGAACGCCAATAGCCCCTATACGAAGGCTCATAGCCAAGACCTTCCCAGAACATTAACCGCAAGCCTGCGACGCCTATAAACCCCATCCCCGTCGCGAGAACCGCCCCCGTTTGTGTTCCCTTCAATCGTTAAAAGCCATTCACCATCGTTTTTCTCTACAAGCCCGGTATGCGCTACCCGACCCATGCTATTAAACCAAATACCAAAAACGTCGGCGGGTTTGAGGGGCGTACCTTTTCTGGATCTATCCCAAGTAGGAGGGTATAGCATGGTGGGCGACCAGGCTGTCCGTGGGTACGGGTTAAGGAGGCGAGTAAAAGTCTTATCCCCTACCCAAACAACAAAGGCCGCGCACCAAGGCGCTCGAGTACCTTTTAAGCCTACGGAGTCTAGGATCTCGTCCACCACGGGCCCGTCGTTCTGTCCCGTAGCTTCTGTGACTCCAATGGCTTTTCTTGCTGTTTCGACAACCCGATTCCTCGCATCCGCATCACCCAAAGAAAGATTGGGGTAGGCAAGCGCAAGAGTAATCGCAAAAACATATCTTATCGGCATGACAGGATGGCTGCCAGTAGCAGGACGGAAAACATGGCTGAAAAAACAAACAACCTTGTCCGGGGTCCCGATTCCTTCCAGTCATCGCTGAGCGCACCTCGGTCGATGTATTGATCTAATATCTTCCAATCCAACTGAAGCACCGTCCAGGACATGAACGTGCAAAATAAAAATCGAACAGCACCAAACGCAAGAACGTGCAAGGAGCCGAGATCCACCGTGCCGGCCGTGGTGTCAAAGCCCTGAAGGATTGGGCCTAAAAAGAAAAAGATGATAGTGGCTACAGCAATAGCCAAAAGCCCCTGTATGTTTGAGAATAGCCAGCGTTTCACCAAGGAATTCCAATGAACTTACGAACTACCCAAAGGATCGGGCCTCGTGCGGCAAAAAGGATTGCTGCAATCAAAGCCCCTCGCCACATCCATAATTCGCCTAGAGCTTTTCGCTGTTTAGCTTTCCAGATTTCGGCGTCCTTTAAAGCCTCATTACGCTCTTTTACGGCCTGCTCAAGAGCTTCGGTATTTACAAAACAAGCTTGCTTAGCTGATTCTAATTGCTTCCTGGCCTCCTCAATATGAACTTTAGCTTCTGGGTTGGCTACGGCAGAAGCCGCATCCAGTCGGGCTTCGGCAGTCGCAAAGTTGGGCAAACGCTTAGGAGATACGGTAGAACAACCCGTAAAAAGCAACGCAACCACTAGTAGGGTCGGCATATGTACAAGTATCAATTACTTCCTTGCTTTTGTCAATAATTAACGGCCGTTGAGCTTTTCCCAGAACCATTGTCCAAACATGGTGAGACCAAGAGTAATTGTTGCTACAATCCCGTAACCTCTGTTGATATGCCCCTCAACCTTGTGAATACGGTTGTCGTGGCCGGTAAGAAGGTCAAGGGTCGAATCAACTTTCGTTTCAATCCGAGCCAAGCGCTCCCTAATTTCAGACAGTTCTTCGCTCATTTGAGTTTCGCAATAACTGGCCCTAGCCGATCGCAAATTGCGTCTCCGTTTAGCCCAAGCAAATGCCAGAGCTCATTTTTCTTGTCGAAAAACCAGGCAAAGTGTTGCTTGGTCATCAAATCCTCTGGGTACGCAGATCGGGTGCCGTATTTCTGAGCATATTTCAAATCCCAAACAGCCTGCTCAACAATTGCCAGGCCGAGGTCTTTGATTAAATGCTCAGGACATCCCGGTCTCGATTGAGTCGACGAAGTTGCCTTGTTGGGCTTGCGGTTTTTCATTCGAGGCCATTTCGTCCTTGGGTTCAGCTTTTTCATCGCCGACGGGGTTGCCCTCGACGGAAACAAGGCAAAACATATCGCCTTTGATGTAGCCCTCTGCCATGAACTCAAACGTCTCGCCTTCTTTAACTCCATCGGGGAGTTTAAAACCTTGCGGAATCGGGAATGTTTCTTTCATAGTTCAAAACCTTTCTCAATAGAATCTACAAACTGCAATTTTTCCATTTCTTGATCTTGTTGACTTTCAACTTCAGCATTTGGAACCGGAAGACCTTCTAGTTTAGTTACAACAAGCTCTTCCCCGTCAATGATACCAGAGGCCACAAAATCAAACTCGGCCCTAGGTTTTGTGGAGGTAGGAGCTGAAAAACCAACCGGAAGCGGAATCCGTATTCCAGATACCTTGTCTGTGCTCTTAGGTTCGCCAATGGCCTTGGCAGTCTTTGAGTCTACGGCCTTTGCCTTAGTCTCAACCTTGCCCTTGCCAGAAGGAAGAACTAGGAGGATGGATTCCATTTTTTAAAATGTGACTGCCCCAGGGGGATAAAAACCCCTGGGGCAATCGTTCGAATCAATTAGCTAACCCAGAGCAGGTCAGCCTCGCCACGCTTGTGACGAATGACATAACCCCATTCAGGGCGAACCGGCTTGGAACCGTTCGCGAACGTCGCGCGGAAAAACCCGTTTGCGCCGTCCGGATTGGTTTCACGATCGGGGATGTTCTTCCACTTGAACTCACCGCGATAGCCTTGAGCATCAAAGCCCATTTCACCCATCGAGCCCAGGGGCTTCGGAACAACGGAGTGATACACTTCGTTGATGAGGATGATGGAATCTTCGTAAGCAGCCGAGAGGTAGTTTGCGTTGATGTCGTATTTGTTGCCTTTGGTAGCCGAGGTGCGAACGAACGGGAACACGCGCTTCCATGCGAAGAGCTTGTCCGTGGCAGACGGGCTACTAACAGCCGCGCTGATCGTTACCGAAGTAGCGGTAACAGCTGAAACCACGCTGGTAGTAGATTTAACCGTCGTACCGTCGTTGGCTGTGACAACCAACACATCGCCAACCTCCACACCGGTGGAATCAGCAACCGTGTAAACTCCGGACGAATGCGCAGTGGCCGTGAGGGCAATACGATTGTACCGGGGAGGATACGGATCAATGATGTGGTAGAAGCCGCCGAAGGACCGTTCCACTCCAAGAGGAGTGAGAAGCTCATTCGGTTTGGAGGAGTAGCGGTAGTCGTTACGGATATCGCTGTTGAGCTTGATGATGTCATCGCTGGTTTCAGCGCTGGTGATCAAGTTGAACACAGGGGCTCCGTTTTCCTTGCCTTGAGCGGCCGTACCGGCGCCGTCACGCAGCAACCGCATATAAATCCGACGCAGGATTCCCTGGGTCAGTTTGCTGGTCGCGTTAACAAGGGGGCTGAAGGCAGAAGCATCGCTCGACACGGTTGCGTAATTTAACGCGGCGTCTGTGTTGCTTGTACCAGTCGGAGTGA